TCAGCGTTTTTTCACGCTATCAACAGCAGGGACAACTTCGATTGAACGGTCGTAAGCTGCAACCTGCGCCTCCGTTTTGTGCCCGCTGATCCGCTGCTTATCACGACTGCTACCTTCTACATCGGATATGGCCTTCGCCTTGATGTCGTGGAAGGTGAAGTCCATAGGCCAACCAGTTTGTTCCCTTGCCGTCAACACGGCCTCCCTCCAAGCAGCATTAAAACCGTTGTCTGTATATGGGGTACCATTTGGCTTACAGATGACATATGACGAACGTACCACCGAGCCGGCAAGTTGTTTTGCCTGTTCTATTGCTGCGATCAATCTTGGTGACCATGCCTTTATCTGGATCTTTGAGGTCTTGCTCTGTTGGATGGTTATGCCTTCTTCGCCGACCTGTGACCACCTCATCGCGAGAACGTCACCTTTCCGAGCGGCACACAGATAGCTCAGCTCCATGGCGACTCTGACAGCTGGCCTTGCAGCGTCCATAACAGCCTGAAATTCTAGGTCGGTTATGTACCTTGTCCTGGCCTTTTCTTTAAACTGGCGAACCCCTTGGCAAGGGTTGCTTTTCACCTTTCCCCGTTCGTATGCCCACCGGAAAACCCGGGAGAAAAAGGCCTTCTCTCTATTGGCTTGGACCTTCGAGTTTTGGCCTCGTTTATCCATGTACTTTCGGATGTGTGGTGACTCGACTCGTGCCGGGTCCATACCGCCAAATACCTTGATAACGGGTATGGAGTATTTTCTATAATCCTTCTGAGTCGTAGCGCTCAGGTCATTGAAGTCTGCCGATTCAAAGAATTCATGAACTAAGCGTTTGATCGTATCTCCATCCTGCTCGGCCATCATGTGTTCATATGCGGCCCAGACGGCAGATTGCGTTGCTGCAAGCGGAGCCAAGCGAATAGCTCCACCGCTACGAGGATGAAATTCAAATGCTGACTTGCCCCTGTAAACCCTTGGGGGTAACCAAGTGTCAGACTTTCTGGGTCTCCCCATTAGATTGCCTCTAAGTTAAACCCATCACCATCTCGTGGTGACATACCTCTCCCTGCCAATGTTGGCAGCGGCCACCTTATATTCTCACTTGTTGTGCGGATTTTACCGCCTTTTCCCTCAACGAAATAAATCCCGTTCCGTTGCAATACCTCTTTCTGTTTTGATGGTGTTGCATAGCCAGTAAGCTCCTCCAGTTCCTGTTCTGTCAGGATATGAAACGGCATTTGAGCCCCCTATTTCATTACGCCTCACGGCGAGAATGGCGGCCGCATCGAGCCGCCGGTTGTTCTGTCGTGCCTCAGATGCAGTTCATCAGCGATGGGTGTCCTGCGAATCTAAAGAACGGGATATCGTCGTCAAACTGAGGTGGTGGCTCGTTGTAGTTCTGGTTGGACTGGGCTGGCTGCTGGGGTGGTCGTCCATATCCGCCCTGTGGCTGCGAGGCTGGCGCCTGCTGCTGACCGGTACCCTGTGGCCTGCCGCCCAGCATCTGCATCACGCCGGTGAAGCTATCGACCAGCACCTCGGTGGTGTAGCGCTCTTGGCCGCTCTGGTCCTGCCATTTTCGGGTCTGCAGCTTTCCTTCAACATAGACCTGAGAGCCCTTCTTCAGGTACTCGCCAGCCACTTCGGCCAGCTTGCCCATGAACACAACGCGGTGCCACTCGGTGCGCTCTTTCTGTTCCCCTGTCTGCTTGTCACGCCACGTTTCAGAGGTGGCCAGGGTGATGTTGGTGACTGCGCCACCGCTCGGCATGTAGCGCACTTCCGGATCCTGACCGAGATTGCCGATCAGGATGACCTTGTTGATACCGCGGCTGGCCATCAGCGAGCCTCCAGAGTCTGGTGGAGTTGCTGGAACTTCTCATTTACCTGGCGCCACTCTGGATCTTTGGCGCTCTTGAGGCAGCGAATGCGGCGGGCCATGGCGAACTTGGCCTTGCTCAGCATATTGGCGCTGGCGGCGTGGTGCTGGGCTTTCTTGTAGGAGAGCGCAGCATCGGCAAAGTTGCCTGACTGCTCTTGCTGGATTGCCTGCGCCATATCATCGCGGTAATTGCGTTGGTGGAGTTTGGTGCTCATCGTGTCCTCCCGGACAGTTGTCATCTGTTACATCGCAGCCAAGGTGGCCAGTATCAGTGCTGTGCCAGCCAGAATTGCCAGCCCTTCAATTTGTGCTCGTTTCAATCTCCTGGTACTCCAGCTCGTTGAAGTTGAGGTACTGGGCTGGGGCCTTATCAATGGCGGCCAGCCTGATCTGTTGGTGGGTCATCGGGTGGTGCGCCTCGATGGTACCGGTCAGGCGATCCGGCGCAGAGCCCAGTTCTGTCGCTGCGCTCAGGGTGTAGCTGTACTTATGCATCATCGGGATCTCGTTTGAATTCAACGAACATTTGGTCATCGTCATCAACATCAACTTCGACTACATATGTCGGGGGAATTACCCCCTCGTCTATCTCATCAAATGCAGGATGCTCAGCGGTGAACACTGCCTTGTCTTTGAACACGTTGTGCTCGATGTGCAACACGACCATGTCTTTCTGAATAGCCCGCATTAGCTCATAATTTACAGATCTGATGTTGTGCCCGCTCACTGCAAACTTTCCGATTCGATTACCCATTAACAACCCCTTGCTTCTCTTGTGTGGCAATTTCCCAGCTGTACCCGCCGTGCTTCTCCTGCTGGCCGGCAAGGCAGCGGGTGATACCAACTCGGACAAAACCGCCCTTGGTCTCTGCGTCGGTGACGCTGTCGAACCGGACTACCAGATCCCCGCAAGTTCCTATCACAGGGGTCTTGCGCCACTGCGGCGGCTTCACCACGTCAACATAGAGGCGGCGAGTGTGGCGGCCACGGCCGTTATCTCCGACCAGACAGAAGTGTTCAACCCGGGTGGTGAAGCGGGACTCTCTGTGGATCTGCCCCATCACAATGCTGGCCGCGCTGACAGTGAGGGAAAACTCGGCGGCCACCTCGGCACTGATGGCCCCGACTTCTCTGCCGTGAATCCACTCGGCTATGTCCTGCACGATGCTCATCACTGTATCTCCCTGTGGTCAATGCCATACTGGCTGGCCAGTTGGCGTAGTTCGATTTCCGCCCGCTTCTGCTGGCGCCGCTTGAGCGCTTCGGTAGCAGCGCGGTCTTTCTTCAGGCCTTTACTGCAGATCAGCTTTTGGCTGTTGAAGGTCGTCATGCTGCCGCCATAAAAATGACGTTATGGCGACTCGATTTCGGATAGAACGCTTTGATCGCCTCGTGCTCTTCATCGGAGATAGAGTTCTCTATTGCCCATGCCTGAATGTCTGGGACGTTGAGTTTTCTCTGTAGACGCGCCCACATCTCTGAGCGCTGGATGATTTCATCCAGGCTGGCGGGTTGGCCATGGCTCACTTTCACCATCCGGTGATGCAGGTAGAATTTGATGGCTTCTGCCGGGTCTTCTCCGGTGCATTCGATGGCTATCGGGTTATCGATAAAATGCTCCAGCCACAGCAGGGCCTCGCTCTTGTCGATCTCCATCTCTGGCACTATGTCGAAGGCCATGATCTCTTTTTCCACCCCGGTGACGCGGTCCTTGATAGTGGGCTGCTTAATGCCAGCATGGCGCTGCGCATGAATAATCAGCGGGTCGGTCAGGCCGCCAATGCCATCAGGTGGTGCAAACCCTTCCGGCGGCTTGAACCAGCGGCGCTTTGGTACTGGCGCCTTTTCTGCTGGCTGACCTTGCTCCGGATAGTAGCGGCGGCCGCAGCGGTGGATCTGGTAATACTCATACAGCGCTGAAAACGCATGGGGCGCATCGCGGTAGATAGACCATATGAAGTCGATGATGACCAACTGCCACGGCTGGATGAGCTGGAACCGCGGGAAGCCGTCATTGTGTTCATCTGCCCAGGCGCACTCATCAGCATCAATGCTCAGCATGCAGCGCAAGATCTGGCGGCGGGTCTTAAAGCTGAAGTAATCAGGCTGAAGCACGATGTGACCGGTAACCGGGTCAACTGTACGGCCTAACCATTCTCTGGCCGACATATCCCAACGGACGCCGAACAACCAGTCGCGGAAGTCGGCGATCGGCTTCAAATAGCCGTATTGGTCGTGGTCATTCTCGATCATGGCCTGCAGCGACTTGTCGCGCTCGCCGGTGGCGACGCATGACCAGCAGCCAAAACGGGCACCGCAGGCCGAACTGTTGAGCTGACTGTCTGCCAATCCGGATACACACCCGCCGTTGGCATCTTTGTAGAGCAGCACCAGGTCATCAAAGTGGCGAACGAATGAGGTGAGCAGCGGATTGCCCATGCGTTGGTCGCACTTGCGCAGCAGCGTCCAGACATCGACTTCATCCCAGTCTGCAATTGGCACTGCGTACAGGTCGCCATCTGGGTTAGTAAGGATGACGCCAGCCTCATCACCTCGCGCCAGCATGCGAGCCTCACGCTCTTCAGACTCACTGAAGCGAGTGCCGACTAAGCTGATAATTGCGTTGCCGAACTGCCTGGACAGCGCCTTCTTCTCCTTGACGATCGGGTTGATCTTCCAATCCTTGCTGCAATCCCGGCTCATGCCTGGGTAGCGTGGCAACTTACCGCGACCAACGGTCACATAGTGGAACGATGCAGTCAGTGGAGGAGTCACGAGCCGGTACTCCAGCGGCAGTTCGTTAAGCACACAGAATCGCTCGAGCTCGCTGGACATCTGTTCAAAGAAGGCGCCAAGAGCCGGGTTCTCAACTGTGGTGTCGCTGGTGATAGCAAAACACTGTGGCAGAGTGATACCCGCAGCTTTTGCCCGCTTCATCGCTTCGATCACCAGCACCAGCACGGCGGTACTATCTTTGCCCCAGCTCAGGGATACGCAGAGCGAATATCCCTCGCGCAGCCAGCCAACCATAGGCGCGACAGCGGTCTCAATCAGGTGGTTCATGCGGCTCTCCTTGCCAACAGGTGTTTATACGGGTTGTTAGCTCTGGCGATGGCTGCCATCGGTGGCGGGCTGACGCTGTTGCCGACCATCAGCACCTGATCGGTGATGGAGAGCGGTGTGCCGTCGTGGCCGCGGTCATGGATGTAGTGGCGTGGCATTCCCTGGCAACCATAAAGCTCCTTCGGCACCAGCATGCGCAGGCCGATATCCACGATCACCCAGGTGTTGCCACACCATGTCACGGTAACCAGTGCCAGCCGATCCTTGGTGGTGATTGTGTGCATCGGTTCGGTGACAGAGCCCCATTGCCCGCCGCTCGAGTAGTAGCGCATCAAGAACGCGCTGACTCGCAGGGCCCCGGCCTCTTGCTCTGGGGTCAGACCGTATTCACCCGGGTTCGCCATCACGGTCTGCACCATGGCATGGTGCTGGCCAGCTGAGACGATGGTTGGGAGCTGGCTCTCCGGAGTGCTCGGCGGCAGGTTCTTGCGCAGGTGCACCATGAAGGCAGAGGCGAGCTGCTGCTGGCTACCGCTTGAGGTGATGGTGCTGCACGGGTCAGCCACTGATCTGGCTGGCACAGTGTTGAATCCGCCATTGGCCTGCACCATCAGTGGCGCGGCCAGCATGGACTTGCCACCACCGCCAGCCATGATGGCTGCAGCAGGTTCATCTACCCCGTGCTCTCCACCTTTACCGAATTGACGAACCACCAAAGGGGCCAGACTCGGGTTGCATACGGCAAATGAACCACCCTTTGGCCAGCCTGTGATGGTGCGCAGCGGGGTATCAACCGAATCGATGCCACGCCCTGACCAGTTGGCCAGTTCGATGATGAATGGTTTTGGATTGGTCAAAACCTCACGGATAACCCCGATCGCCACGCGCTCAAGTGTGGCATCAGCCAGTGGGCGTTTGACGTTCAGGCCCTGTGCCCGCGCTTCTTCTTTGGTGAGGAAGATGCTGGGGCATGGGATAGACCAGTCGATGTGATCCGCAGTTACCCGATACGGCTTGAGGTGGCTGCCTGGTGCTGGGGCTTTGCAATGAGTAGGGGCTGGCCAGCAAACGGGCTCTCCGTCTCGGCGGGCAACCAGGTAGAGGCGCTGGCGGCTGGTGGCCGCACCGTAGTCGGCGGCATTCTTGACGGTATGGTCAAGCTCATACCCCATACGCTCGATGCTGGCCAGAAAGCGTCGCCATGTCTTGCCAGCTCTCTTGGGGTCCGGCACCAGGTACTGCTGTTGGCGCGGAACGCGCTCACCGGGTTCGGCCACCTGCTGCTCAATCTTGGTTTTCTTCCCGTTCTGAACCTGAACAAGCTTGATAACTCGACCAGTTGCCTTATCGCGCTTGGCAATGAGAGGGCCCCAGCTGCGCATCTGTTTTACGTTCTCCATGGAGAGTACGGCTGGTTTTCCAATAGCAAGCCACTTGGTGATCACCCATGCCAAGCTGCGGATCTCCTGCTTACGCGGTTGTCCGCCGGCTGCTTGGGAGTGATGGGTGCAATCTGGGCTGGCGTGCAGCCATCCAATGGAACGCCCATCCAGCACGGCAACCGGATCAACAGCCCATATATCCTCCTGCAGGTGCAGTGCCTCAGGGTGGTTAGCCTGGTGCATGGATAGCGCTTTGGGGTTGTGGTTGATCGCGATGTGAACAGGTTTGCCAAGGCCGCGCTCGATCCCTGTGCTTGCCCCGCCGCCACCGGCGAACAAGTCTACGTTGATGGCGTGTTCCAAGTTGAGCTGAGCCCCTGTCACTTTGGCCTTTACTGCGTTTGAGCGGCGAACTGACTTGATCATGCTGCCTCCCCATTACCCAACGAGAGCAACAACTGGTCTTCATTGGCTCTAAGAAGGTCTGCGGCCTTGGCGGTTGCCAGCTCCACCAGATCAAAGCTGGTTGTCAGGTTGTCGATGACCCAGCCTGCCAGTTCGGATGTCTTGGCCGGTGTCAGGATGTCGGCATCGTCAATCTGGTAGATCACCGCCTTGACAGCAGGGTGGCGCTGCCAGTGCGGAAGGGTAGGTGTGCGGCCGTCCAACACAAAGCCGTCATGGACCTGCTTACCTGCTTTGAGGTTGGCCGCCGCCAGTGTCAGGCGATAGCAGATCTCAGACGGTGACTCGCCTTCGTCAAACCACCCTTTCAGATAGCTGCGCAGGGCGTTCTGGTCTGCATCTGATAGCTCGGCAACTTCATCGATATATCGAACCAGATATAGGTCCGGCTCGGAATAGTCAGGGTGATGAGCGCCAATAGTCGCTACAGGGTCAATCCGATCAGCATGTTTATCTTCTCCAGGCTCCAACAAAGCCAGCTCTTGAGCTGCTGCCTCATTGGTCTGGTTATCGGTTGCCACCGGAGGCTCCCACTCCGCCGGCGTTGCGACGGCAGGCAGGTCTTCCTGCATTGCGGGCTCTGCATTGACTGACCTGGCAATCGCTTGGCTGGCCTCTTCGTTGAGCGCAACAGCCTGGCGGTGGATCATGTCGAGGATGATCTGGCCTGTGGTGATCAGGTCGTCACGGCGCAGGCGGGCTTCTGGGCGGCGCTCGCCCTGCCAGCTGGCATCGAAGATCACCACGGCGGAGGCGAAACCGCTGGAGCTTGGTTTGTCCTTCTTCGGATCACGCGGGACGTACCAGCTCGGTACCTCAAAGCCGATGCGGCCGCTTATGAACTGGATAAAGTCGGCATCCTCCGGCCACCATGTTTCGCTGGTAGCGGCCTTGATGAGCAGCATGATCTTGGCGCCCTGAGCCCGCTGCTCGCGGCAGAAGTTGAGGATGGGCTCCATCCCGGTGATGTGGTTGCCATCACCATCGACGCATGGGCGGGAGTAGGGAGGGTTGCCGTAGGCTGCACCACCCAGACGGCGCAGGTCGCCAGCAAGTTCCTGAGTAAGGGCGTTGTCTGCCGCATCGTAGTAGTTTGGCACCAGGGCGTTACAGTCGTCGGCGAACATGTCGAGTACCACCGGCCCCAGTGTGGGGGCGAAGTGGTGGAACAGGCCCCAGGCTAGCGGCTTGGGAGTTTGCCACTGGTCGCCGATCTGCTTGAGTTCGTGGTCAGGCTGGAGCTGGAGCTCTGCCAGTGCTTTGGCGTAGTGGTTCATGCTGCACTCTCCACACAAAACGCATCTGAAAGGCGAGCCGCAGCCTTACGCAGACCGGAGGCCGCGCCGGCTGCTCCACCCTTGAGGCGTGAGGTCAGAATTTCACTGCTCAGCTCATCAAGAACATTGGCTGTCTCTTTGATGAATTCGATGAGGGCTGCCTGCTCTTCTTTAAGCCGATTCAGTTCATTCACATCTGCGAATTGACCCGCCATCAACGCCTCGCGCAGGGCGATCATTTCCCTGTTGCGGAACAGGCTAGTTGCGTAGATGAACGGCTTGCGCAGGTTGTGGCCTTGGATCTCGAGGAATTCCTTGCAGCCCTGCTCTGTGAAGCAGGCTGTTTCGAAATTGTCGATCTCTTTGACGGCCAGCTTTACCCAGTCGCCAGTTTCGCGGCCATCCCGTCGGAGGCTCTCCAGTCTTCGCTCAGTCGTCTCTGAGGCCTCTACGTGCTTTTCTTGATGCCACCAAAAAATCCGGTCGTGGTCATAGTCAGCATCAACAACAATCTCGCGCTTGGAGAACACGCAAAAGAACGGGTCAGCAGTGAAACGGCCGCCCTGAGTGTTTAACGAAAGCTGCAGGCGCTGGAGCAGCTCTGGTAGTTGCTGGCTCATGCAACCTCCTTGCTATGGCGGGCGAACAAAGCAACGGGGCCATCTTCTGTATCCCAGATTCCTAGCAGGAACCAATCAGAGCTGGCAGGAGGAGTAGGTGTCCATTCAGTGACAAGCTGGATGTAATCACCGTCAGTTTCCCATCGCTCGATCATGCCTTCTGGCAAGTCCTCTTCCATGGATACAAAAGAGCAATCAATGCCTTGCTCCTGCTGCCACTCGGTAAATTGGCTGCCAAGTGTTTCACCAAAGTCAGGGAAGTCAGGGTGAACCCAGAACCCCTGCTGATCCCGCTGCACCTCTACTGGTTCGATGCGCTGTTTCATGGTCTTTCCTCACTCGTTGCGACCCGTACCCCGGATCAGGGCTTGGCCTGCTTGGCCGATTCCGCCTTCTTCGCGATCCTGGCTACTGCGCGGGCCGCCTTGAGGCACTCATCGAACACCTTCCCTTTGGCAAAGCTGGGTGTCCGGTCGAAATAGCGCTTGGCTTCAGCCACGCCCAGCAAGATCGCATGGGGGGGAATTGCTCTTTCTCCAGCGTTGCCTTGATATGCTTGGCAATGAACTCGCTTGGGTGCATGGCTGCCTCCGCTATCTCTGAAATTGGTCTCATCACACAAGCGACAGGCAATAGGAGGCCGTGACCCGCTGTTGGGCCGCTATCGCTTGTGGGATAAGGGCCCCGTTGCCGGGGCCAGGAGAGAACATGTCGGACTGGTTTGGCAGGGCCTGGAGCCCTGTGCCATCGTGAGCGGTGGAACTGCCCTTGATGGCGCCGCCATGGAGGTGACGGTTGGCGTTGCTTGTTGGTCAGCTGCCAGCCCGAGCAGCAAGATCAACATCAGGAGTAGTAACCACATGCGTTGCACCTGTGGTGAGGCTGAGCGCTTCACAGCGAGTCAGCCGTTCGTGTTGTCGGCACCGGTGCGCCCTCACGGGCAGACCTACCATTTCGAAACTGTCGCCTCTCGGCGAGGGCCTTGGTGGCGCTTCACAGCGGGACCAGGCTACCGCGTAACGCGGTTGTTCGCTCACCTTCCAGCAAGCTCGGTTCGGATAAACACGCTGCGCGTATTGCTACGAACTAGGCGGGATCATGGTTGCAGCGCCGCCTCGTTAGTCTGCATCCTGCCGGTTACCCTATCCGGCGTCAGCGCTGAGGTCTTTCGACTTGCCCAACTGACGGTTTGCTGTGGTGGCCGGCGCTTATCCCGGCTAGATTCCCTACGCTCTTTTGCCCCAGCACGTTACAATTCAATCAGGCCGCCGGAGTTTGCTCGCCTCGCACTTAAAGTGCGCATTCACCACAACTGTGGATTGCACTGTTTTCCTTGAGCTCATCCTTCCTTTCAGGAATCACGCTTGATCCGGAACGTTGTTTAACGTGGTCACGCCACCACACGCAATGCAATCCCGGTTGTGTCCCGGCCTTTCACCGGGTGGGTGGCTGGGGAGTCAGACCCGCCACTCGCTTTGTTCGCTTTAACTTCGCTGTCTTTCCAGCTGCCAGCCGGTCACTGATTTTGTTTTCCGGTCACCCTTGTCGGCACGCATTACACCTTTCAAGGGGAGAGCGGGGAGGTGAATCAGCCCGGTTGCCGGTGTTATATCCCCAAGCGGTCTGTTGCCACCGCTGCCAGTTTTCGCTGGCCCTTCGGCTGGGGTCGTCTTTCGCATTGAGTCCATTTCCTAACTTTTGGTTAGGATATATCGGTTATTTTTCTGGTCAATAGCCAAAAGTTAAGTTTCTCGTTTTTTTTTCAAATGGGTTCATTTGGTGCAAAAATGGATTTCTTTACGGGAGGGAGTCCATATGAGTGAACTATTGGAGTGTCGCGCTTGCCTAGCTCTGGCCGATGAAGGGGAGGTGGTCTGCCCTCAATGCGGGTCGAGCCTGCTTGGTAGCGTCGGGGAGGAACTGTCTCAACAGTTGGCTGTAAAGCAACAGATGGAGGCATTTGTTGCCACCTATCACACATGGGCCGAAGGCGCCTGGAATGGGGTAGGGATCGATCTAGTTCGCAATAAACTTGCGGTACGTTACTACGATGGCTATCGCAACTGCCGCAAGATCATTCAGGGCGAGCAGGTCATAGGAGTGAAGGTGCATGAAACCGCCGGCGCAACGCAAACCAAGACCAAAGGTGGAAGCCAGTTGGGTAGGGCGGTTATTGGCGGCGTGATGCTAGGTGGCGTCGGGGCCTTGCTTGGCGGCCTGTCAGCCAAGAAGATAAGTACTGGTACGGTGGCTGGCATAGAGGTGTTGATCTCTACCACAGACCCAGATTTTCAGTTGGTAACCATCACCCTTTTGGCAAGTGAGCACCGAGCTGATTCATCAGTGGTGGCGCATGCACGACGAGCAGCAGAGGTATGGGCTGCAAGAGTCGAAACAATCATCAAGCAGTGTGCGATTAACGCTGTAGCGGCAGCTAATAAGAATGGCGGCAGTGTCGCTGACGAACTAGGGAAATTGGTGTGGCTACGTGATCGTGGCGAAATAACCCAGCAGGAGTTTGAGCTGCTCAAAGGGCAACTGCTCGCAAATTGCAATGCAAGTTAAGATGCAAGCAGCTACTCAATCATCATTGAACAGACCAATACTGCGCAGATGTGGACATCTTCATTGACCTGAAGCATTGGATATTGCGGGTTCAATGGCTTCAACCACCACTTGCCTGCATCCATTACAAGCTCTTTGAAGGTCATGTCATTGCCATAACGGGCGATGACTTTCTTCCCGAGCGCCGGCTCAATATCAGGATCCACGATGATGATGGTTCCATCGGGATATGATTTACCACCCATCGGCGCGACCATTGAGTCACCCTTCACTCGAACAGCATAGGCTCTGGTTCCCACGCGCACCGGACTTATTGTGGTTTCTTCAGCCTCTTCAAGGGTTGGTATATCTCCACAATCTCTAAACTCGCCAGCGCTTACCCAATCAATAAGCGGCACTTGATAGATAGGGAACGGCTGAGGCTCGACATTGCCTTCACCCGTATCGGTTCCTGTAAGTAGCCACTGCACACTCTTACCGGTGATCCTGGCCAGCTCACCAAGTCTTTTAACCTCTGGCAAGCCTTCCCCTCTCAGCCATTTGCGCACCGATATTTCGGACAGGTCCTCCCGCAGAGTTCGCTTGAGCATTGCAATTCTGCCCCGCTGCGGCCATCCAAGCTCATCCAAAGCGATGTTTAGTCGCTTGGTGAATGCCATTTTATCGGCTTCGTAACGCGCCATTGGTGTGTGTTTCTCATCCATATCCTAACGTCCGGTTATTGTGTTGTGATTTGGAGCTAACTTTAACCTCTTGCTTGGTTTGCTAACCAAGAGTTATGATTTGAGCTATAAAAAATGGACCAGAGGACGCCATGCATACCCTGATAACTCGATTTGGCTCCAAGAAAGCTCTCGCGAACGCGTTGGGAATTACCACCGAGGGGGTAAGCAATGCATTCAGAAGAGGCAATGTTCCAGTGACTTGGGTACCAAAGCTCAAGCTGCAAGGTTTGAGCCAATCTGAACTTGCAGCTCTCCCCCTCACGGATGAGGGGCGGGCGATTGTATCAGCATTTACCGACCGACAATAACCATCAGTTAGGAACAACTATGACAGAGCAACGGAATGACACAACGGCAAAAGCTCGGGGAGTTTTCCGGTCATCAGATGTGATGGCTGCTGCCTATGGTATTGGCCATCGCTACAACGCCAGCGAACTGGCGAGACTGATGGGCCGCAAACCTGGTGAGTTCTGCAAGAAACTCAATCCAGATTGTGATGATCGCCACATCACACTGGCGGAGGCTGTCGCGATCACCGAACTCACCGGTGACAACGCGATTCTTGAAGCCTGGTCAGCCAGCCGCGGCAAGGTTCTGGTAGAGCTGCCTGCCAGCGTCGTCAGTGATGACGATCTGGTTGAGCAGGTGCTGTTGGCACAGGCGGTGTTTGGCTCGCTGATGCAAGCCATTCACGACGCTCGTGCTGACGGCATTATCGACCGGATGGAGCACGGCCAGATTGCGCGGATCGGCACTCAGGTCGCGGAGCATGTGTTGGGACTGATCAGTACCACGGCGGTCAACGTTCGGCAGTTGCCAGCGAGCGCCAGCAAGTAGAAACAAGGCGGCCCCGCACTGCGCGAACAGTCGAGGCCAGGTTCAAGCATCGATAGGAGATGTGAACATGGAAAATCATACGGATATCAAGCCCATTGGGCAAGTGTGGGATGAGTCTGCACTGGAAGAGATCAATGCCTGGTCTCGTGCTTACCACCAAGTAAAATCGTGTGGAAGCAGCAATGTTGCCACACGTCGCAATGTGATCCCCGCCGTACTGCCGCGTCTGGTTGATGGTACCAGAGGCACCTTTTTGGTCTACGGCAGCCTGAAAAGCGGGCTCAAGATCCCAGTTACACCCGAGCAGGCCAAGCGTCATCTTCAATGCCTGATGCAGCATCTGCAGGAGGTTCGCCATGGGTGAGGTAGTCAGACTGGCGGCCTCAATGGCCGCCCCTATCAACAGGAAGACGAGCAACAACATGAGTGACAACCGTCGCAGTGGTTATGTGGTGTGCTGGCGTTCGTTGCTGCAAGCAGACTGGGCCCGCAATGCCACCAAGCTGGCAGCCTGGATGCGGTTGATTGGTCTGGCCGCCTACGAGGCGGGCTGTGTGCGCTACAAGGGCCGTGACTGGCACTTGATGCGTGGCCAGCTGGTGATCAGCGCCACCGAGCTGGGCCAGCAACTGTGTGACGAGCGCGGTCGTGGTCTCGACAAGAAGGCTACTGAGCGCCTGCTTGGCTGGTTTGCCAAAGAGGGGATGCTTGAACTGCGTGGTACCCCTTGGGGCACCATCATCGAGATCAGCAACTACGACGACTACCAGGCAGCCATGCAGCCTGTCACCTTTAATTGCGAGTCATTCTCAAAAGAGCAGTTTGAGGGCGCGACAAATGGGGCGCCCATAGGGGTACACATCGGGGTGCTGACCGTCCCTCCCAAATCCTTTACTGATGCGGCCTTGAGTGGTGATGCTGTCGCGCCGACTGTCGCGCCCATCGGGGCCCCGACCGTCACGACAACAGAACAAGAAAAAAAAGAATTAGATAGTACAGAGGATCTTAAACAGATCTCTTGTCCGGTTTCTGACGAAACCGAACGAGACCAGAAGCGCAAGGTCACTCTGGTGGTGAGCTCTGAGGCGAAGGAGGTTCTGGCGCACTTCAACGCAGTAGCCGATCGCCGCTATCAGGCCAAGCCTACCGCCCTGCAGAACATCAATGCCCGCCTGGCTGATGGCTACTCGGTCGCAGACCTGCAGCTCGTAGTGGACTTCAAGACTGCTCACTGGGCTGCTGACCTGAAAATGAGCGAGTACCTTCGCCCGATGACTGTGTTTGCCCCGCAGAAGTTCGAGAGCTATCTGGCAGCTGCCAAGCGCTGGAACACCATCGGCCGCCCGCGCTGTGTGAACGGCGAGTGGGAGGGCTACGAGCGCAAGCGTCCCATGTCAAACCTGGCCAATGCCCAGAAACAGGCCCAAGCCATCATGGCGAACTCAGGAGTCGGATATGACGATAACACAATCCTCTGAGGTGGCTGTGCTGCACCGAGGCGCTCTGCAGGCCGAGCGCGTTGCTGCAGATCCGCTGACCCTGTTTCTGGCAAACGAGCTGTTCCCGATGATGATCGCTTACTGGCCTGCCAGTGCCAACCAGCTGGACAGCAACGCCACCGGTACTGCGAAAGCTTGGGCTCTGACCATCAAGGGGTTCCCTGTCGGCTTGGTGCGTGAAGCGGTGCTCAAGCTGGCTGATGATGCCGATCGGCACTTCGCCCCGCGCCCTGCCGAAGTGAAGGCGCTGATGACAAGCATGATGCAGGCCGCTCAGCCTACCGCTCAGACTGGGCAAACCATATCGATTCGGGCATGCGAGATGATCGCCGAGGTCATGGTGCTGAAGCGCGAAGGCGCGGCACCAGCTGAACGGGTAGCGACCGAGCTCGTCAGCCTGAAGACATCGCTGCATCAGCGCGGCGTCACAGTGACAGGGAGGATTTAGTGATGGCCAGTCAATTCAATGCGACAGCTGAGCGCGATGTGCGTGAGGCGCAGTTCTGCCGGGTTGCAATCTATCCGCCGGTGCGCGGCTGGGTGGGGGAGCGGGTTCATCTCGAGGTATCGAACTCGCTGGAGACGCTGGGCACTACCGATGCGAAGACCGGTGCCGGTTATTACCTGGTAGTGGATGGTGCCGAGGAGGCACGGGCGGAAGCTGCGCGGATCCGGGGCAGGGCGGTTGAGCTGGTGAGGGTGGGGGCATGATGCACTACTACGCCCAGCACACGGCAACCCGCGACTGGTATGCCCCGGTGCTGACTATCGAGGAGGTGGAGCGCACCAGGGAGGCCGGCATGCCCATTATGATCGCGCTCTACCTCATCGGGGAATACGGATTTGAGTCGGTGGCCGAGCAGGCAGCCGATGTTGTCGGTGATGCGCTGACCCGCGCATCTGAACACACCACCGCCGGGAGGGGGAGGAGTTGATGGAACTGGTATGGATGTTTGGATTGATTGGGCTGCTCTGGCTGGTGTTGCTGGCCATGTTGGTGGTCACTGTTCGCCAGTGGATGGCAGAGGCGATTGGGCCAGCTCTCGATTGTGACGAGTTCGAGGAAGAGCCGCGGCTGGTGTCGGCCTGCCGCGAGCTGAGCGAATTGGCGGCCAAGACCCGGGAGGCCAGTCATGGTTAAGGCCTTCTTCCTGTTGATGTATGTGTTTGTGGCGCTGTTTGTGCTGGCCCATGTGCCCTATGAGGGCGGGGTAGGGTGGCAGATGCTACAGGCGCCGGTGGTGTGGGTGATCACGGCTGGTTGGGTGATGGTGATGTTCCCCTGTCAGATCGCCCGCCTGCTACTCGCACCACTGCGGGCAGCGCTGCTGGTGGTGGTGTGGTGCGGGACCCTGTTCCTGGCGTTGGCAAAGGCGGTTCTGGTGAAGCTGAACCGCATGAATAGCGATCTGGCCGAGGAGGCCCATCATGACAGTTAAACCGAAAGAGCTGAACGAGCAGTGGTTGATCGACCTGACTGGAGTGAAGGTCTATATCGCTGGGCCGATGACCGGTTTGCCGATGTTAAACCGGCCAGCCTTTTTCGCCGCCGAGGCGTATCTCCAGGCGCAGGGGGCAGTGGTAATGAACCGGGCGATCTTGCCTGACGGGTTCAGTCATGACGCCTATATGCGGATCGCCATCCCCATGATGATGGAGTGTGAGGCGGTTGCGTTTTTGCCTGGTTGGCAGCAGAGCAAGGGAGCGCGTCAGGAGTTCACCAGGGCTCATGCATACGGGCTGGAACTGCTGCAGCTTGAGGTGGAAGAGGTTGTCGGTGAGCTGTGGGTGAAGCGCCACCTTCCCTTAGTTGTGTAGTGATGACCCAGTATTGCAAACCTAACAAACGGTGATTGTTGCCTGTATAAATAAACAGTAATATTTGGGTCTACCCCTATCCATGACAATCGGGAGAGTGACATGCAGGTGTTGAGTTTTGACAGCGCGGAGTTTGGCAAGGTGCGGCTGATCCAGGAGGATGGGCGCGTGTTGTTCTGCGCGGTCGATGTGTGCAAGGCGTTGGGCTACAGCAATGCGCGGGATGCCGTGAAGCGCCATGTTGATGAGGGGGATGTCGTGAAACGCGACACCCCCACAACCAGCGGAGTTCAGGAGGTCTCCTTCCTCGATGAGGGTGGGGTCTATGCCCTGATCTTCGGTAGCAAGCTGCCGGCAGCCAAGGAGTTCAAGCGCTGGGTCACTGGTGAGGTGCTGCCATCTCTGCGCAAGGTAGGCCACTACCAGATGGCGCCCAACCCCGCGGTCAATGTGGAGGCGGTGCAGGTGGAGTTGCTGTTTGCTGAGACTGCCGCCCGCATGCTGAACGTCAGCAACTCCGGCAAGCTGGGGATGCTGCAGACCATCCAGCGCCAGCACGGCCTGCCCAATCTGCTGCCGAGTTACGCCATTGATGCGCCGAGCGATGCCACCGATGGCAGTTCGCGGGCAACCTTCTCGGCAACCGAAGGGCTCAAGCAGCATGGGGTGACCATGGGGGTGCGCTACTTCAACGCCCTGCTGGAGTCGAAAGGGTTGATCGTCAAGATGACCCGCCCATCTTCCAAGACGCCGGATAAGCAGAAGGAGTTCTGGTCGATCACGCCAGCCGGGCTTCGCTATGGCAAAAACATCGTGGATCCGCGCTGTCAGCGAGAGACTGCTCCGCACTGGTACCAGAGCCGGTTTGCCGATCTGTTGGTCCAGGTCGGGCTGGGGAAGGTGGCGGCATGAGACAAGCAATTTATCAGAAGGGCATGAGATATGAGTAACCGGAGCTTGGTTGCTGTCGTGGACATCGAGACCCTTGGCAAGGGGACTGATGCAGTGATCGGCTCGATCGGGGTGGTGATTGTCGATGTGGCGCTGCTGCAAGTCGTAGATGAGTTCTACTGCCGGGTGGATCTGGCACAGGGCCGCCAGCGGGACGATGACACTATGGCATTCTGGGAAAGACAGAAAGCCGAGAGCCCTTCCGCGTGGGAGGAGATGTTTGGTAATGCTGGTCGCTTGTTCCTGGTCGATGCGCTCAATGCCCTATCCAACTTCTTGGGCCGTCATTTTGACAAGGTGGCAGCGGTTGAGCTGATGGGTAATGGTAGCGAGTTCGACAACGTGTTGCTGGCAGATGCCTATCGGCAATGGGGTGTGGAACAGCCTTGGTTGTTTCGTGGGAACCAGAGCCTTCGCACTGTGGTCTGGATGGGCCGCCAGCTGCTGGACATCGATCCCAAGTATCAGCTCCCATTCGAGGGTGTTCGTCACCACGCCCTGCACGACGCTCGCCATGAGGCGGCCTATCTGATCGCCATTCTGAAGGCGTTCAGGCAGCAGCTTGCTGGGGGTGAGGCATGATGCGCCTGCCCTGCGGGTTATCACTGCGGCCCTACAGCGGGCCTTTTGCCGGTTCGCTTCATTTCGTGGTGGATAGCAACGGGGAGGTGGTGCGCAATGCCACCGTGCTGGAGGTGCAGCTGGCCAAGGCTTTGCATGAGTTGGAGCGAACCGCCGAGGTGATGCGCCATGCGGCCAGCAGTGGGATAACGCCGGAAGCGTTGGCCTTTGCTGCTGATCATGCCTCCAGTGCCGCGCACAGGATCAAAAGCGAGGTATCCGGCCATGACATTCAATCTGGCGAGGCTTCCTGAAGGGGACCGTCAGAGGGTACAATTGGATAAGCAGGCGGCCTACCTTGTTTGGCAGTGTCGCCTCGGTCTGGCGAGTCGTGCAGATGTCGCCAAGGCCATCACTCAACAGCCTGCGGAGTACCAGGAGTATTTTCGCGATCGGCTGAACCACTACCGTGAGGTAAAGGGGTCACATGAGCAAGTTTAGTAGCCGCAGTGCGGCCAGAACGCAGCACTTACAGCGTCAAGCCGCCAATCCGATTGGTGCCGAACTAAATACCAGTGCAGAGCTGTTCCGCTCTATCAACACCGCCAGTCCTGGCCTGACCGCCGCCGAGGCCGCTCGCCGCGTTATCGCTTCCGAATCAGCCGCCCTGCGCCGTAGCGCCAGCTATCAGTTGCTCGCTCGCCTTGGTCCATTGCTCGACAAGCTTGAGCTGGTGGAGAAGCTGGCGTGAACCCTACCCATCCGGTCTTTGTACCTGAGATGGGGATGGTGTTGCTGGCGGTAGGGGATGGGTTGCCCAAGCTGCGCTCATCCCTTGGAAATCGTCCGGCAATGCTGGTACCCGCCACAGAGGGGGGCGATCTGCTGGCTCAGTTCCCCGAGCTGGCCAGCTCGCTGCTTCACCCCGATATCGTCAAGGCTGCTGGTGGCGAACTTGCCTTGCGCAGCGTGGGCCAGTGCCTGATCGGCGAGGGGTGTGTTGGCGAGACCGTCACCGCCGAGATGGGTGGGCTGCCGCTCCCTCTGTGCTGGCACCACGATAACGAGTATCGGAATGGTCAGTTGCCATTCAACCCCGCCAAGCATTCCACCGCCATTGCGCGGGCGCTGCTGACTCGGGTTGCCTGGTGGTGCGGAGTGCAGCTTCCCCAGCTTCAGGCGCGTGATCTCTGTTGGTGGGCCAGCGTTTACAAGGTGCAGGGGCATCTGCCGATCGCGGTGGTGCGCCACGCCTGCCGTTTACCGCCACTGGAGCCTGAGCGGGTGCTGGTGCCCGGGCGCGGTTATCGGGAGACCGATGCCCGCTATCGGGTGAACCAGGAGGCCATGCTGGCGCAGGACCCGCTGGCTGAGCTGCGGCTCAAGATCCGCGCCAAGCCGGCGGTGAAGGCCATCGACCCGGATCCGCAGATGCTGCACATCCCCCGCCCAAAGATGAAGCGTTGGGAGTCTGCCAACTATCTGGCGTTCGTACGCCAGCTTCCTTGCGTGGTGACAGGCCAGACCGAGGGGGTCGAGGCGCATCATGCGATCGGGCACGGCCTAAGCGTGATGGGCAGTAAGGCAAACGATCTGATGACCTTTCCGCTTAGTCACGATGCGCACATGGAATTGCACAACAAGGGTTGGCAGCAGTGGGAGCGTACCCACGGCAGCCAGCTGGTTCACGTCGCGATGACGTTAAACAAGGCCGCTGGCCTGGGAGTGTTTGGATGACGCCTTACAGTTGGAACAAGCGGGTAAAGGGCAGGGCACGGCCACGGCCGGTGCCCGGCAAGATGAACCAGACAGAGCAGGCCTATGCCGATCACCTGCGCCTGTTGATGCTGGCGGGTGAGATCCTCTCTTATGAGTTCGAGCCGCTCAAGCTGAAGCTGGCCGACAAGACCTTCTACACCCCTGACTTCATGGTGGTGGGCAAGGATGGCTTGATCGAGCTGCACGAGGTGAAGGGGTTCTGGGAGGATGACGCCCGGGTCAAGATCAAGGTGGCCGCCAAGCAGCACTGGATGTTCACCTTCGTCGGTGTGATGCGCAAAGGCGCCAACTGGTCACTGGAGGCATTCTGATGCGGCTCGAATATGCAATCTCGATCGGCGCCCCACGTTCGGTGATGATCCAGGCCATTCAATCCCGCTCGACAGGAGCAAGTCATTTGACCAAGGCAGATGTGCTGGGGGCGCTGGGGCTGGTGCAGAAATATGAGGCCGTTGGCCTGGCGCTGATTATGGCCCGCTACACCAAGGACAGGGAGAGCCACGCCGTGGCAGTGCGCGGCGTGATGGCCCACTGCAGCAATGTGGCGCCAAAGTATGTGGGTGCCAACAAGACGCGGGGGCACGGCATGGCGCTCAAAGCGCTGGCGGCCCTCGCCGTGCAACACTTTTGCCGCACCGTGGATACCCCTGGGGCGGCCTGTCATCCTCAGTTCTGCCGTGGGCGCGGGGTGATCCGCGATCTGGAGTTGAGCCGCCTGCACGGCAAGGCGATCGACAAGATCTGCCCGCGCTGCAACGGTACCGGCCTGCGCCCAATCCCGGGCACTCAGATTCGCCGTGCCATCGAGCCGCTGCTGGGCACCCTGAGCCGCGGCGAGTGGGAGCAGCAGTGGTACCCGCTCTATCAGGCGGTGCTGGCATGGTGCCATGTGCAGGAGAGTGAGGTGGAAGCCTTTTACAAGAGGGTTACTGCGGCGTGATATACCTTATGGTATTCAATTGATGCATAAATCACGTTTTTTAATTATAAATCAATTATATTGAACGTTCTTCAAATGGAGGTCTTATGCTGGTAGGTGAAGAGCTGACAAAGCTCAAAGATGAGCTTTCAGTAGTAAAAAGTGAAATGGCTAGACTTGAGGCGCAAAATCTTGCAACTGGTGCAGCTATTGGTGTTTTGTTGAAGAGCATGTCGATTGTGAACAAAGGCCTGACTGATGAAGTCATGCGAGTTCTTAGAGATAATGCCAACCAGCCAAATAAGCCTAAGGGTTTTGTTGAATCTGTTGAGCACATCATAAAGGCTTATGACCTGATTGATGTCGCTTAGCTCTATTATTGAATCATTGGCATTCGTACCTTAAACGCTAAGTCTTGGACTATCTAGGGCTCATCGCGCTTATTCAACATGGTTCATGCTGGCCGCTAAAATGATATAAGCCCGCTATGGCGGGCTTTGTCACATAAGTCATTCTTATAGCTTTGCGTGGATCTGGATGGCGAACTGCCGTGCAGCCTCAGACAGATCGCTCGGTGTGCCGAGCATTGCCGACAGCCGATCCACTCGCTTGATGATCACCTGCTCCAGCTCATCCACGCTTGGTGTTACCTGGAGCTGTTTAAGTTGCCGTATGGCAAGGCTGAACAGCTTTTGATCTGACGGGTGAGAACTGAACCAGGTTGGCTTTGACAGCCATGGCTCCAGCGCTTCTTCGATCGACATATCTCTCTCCTGTTTTGGTGGGCAGCTTCATTTGCACAACCATAGTAACCGTGCTCCTTGACGCTGGACAATTATCCCGGCCTGGACGTAGAGGTACTACATATCAGCTAGAGTAAAATGGTGGTTCAAGGAGGGACTCAATGGACAGCAAATGGAAGTGGCCGGCGTTGAAGGTTGCAAGGTGGGGGCTGCAGCATGGTGAGTTTTTCGATCTCTACGATGTGGCCTATCGGCTGGGGATCCCACTTCACGAAGCCAGCAAGGTGATGTGTTATCTGCGGTCTTTGCGCCATGTTCAGAAAGAGGCAGAAACGAGATGCTGCAAGCCTGAGCCAGGGCGAGAAGCCGCTCGCCGGATCTTTATCAAGGTGTTGGCCATTCACCCTGAACCAGATAATGTACATGTGCGCCAAGAAACCAGCTCAGAGTTATAGGACATAAAATGTGGATAACAGCAAACCAACCGCCAGAGGGCCAGACCCACAAATGGACTCGAGATGTTGTGGTGGTGACAAACTACGGCAAGGCCTACACAATCGCATACATGCATGGACCAGATGGCGGTGGAGCGTGGCAAAGGCCTGCGCAATTTGAGCATGGGGAAGAGGTTGAGTGGTGGACTGAAAACCCCTCCGACATGCATAATGCTGACGAGGCGATAGCCAAGGCCAGTCGTTGATTTGAATGGTGTGATTGATGAACGGACGTTATACAGATGTGTTCAATGTCGTGGCCGATGACATTATGAGGCTTTCATGCACGATGTAGCGAGGGGCTCGGCCTACCAGCCACTTCCGATGGTTATCTTCACGCGCTCTGACAACGGCGATTTGGTCAGGCTCCAGGATGTGTGTTTGCCGCTGTGGATGCATGAGCATCTGCGGCGTTACGACAGGCTCAATTATGCTATTCACCCAGAGCCAGCGCCTGCGTTCTCTTTTGCTGATGCCTCACCTTCTCCGCATGACACTGTAAAGGAGTATAAAGTCGCGCTGGAGCGATATTATCGTCGTGAGATTGGCCATGCAGTGTTAGAAGGTGCAGTAATTGCAGATCGGGATCAGGCAGATCGTTTTATCAAGTATCATCAGAGTGCTTCCAGCAGTGTAGACATGGCCCTTTAGGGTGCTTTGGTGTGGCACTGGAGACCTTGGTTCATGTGGGGCGGATAATTTTTGTCTCTATCTGAGTCACTTGATACTACTATTCTCTGGTTTTTACACTAATTCTTATAGCTTCACTATTGGAAGCTCGTTGATCATGGTGGTGTAGCGTGGGCTCAGCATACCCCGCTTCATCATCCATTCGCTGGTATCATGCCCCCTTGCCCCAAAGTAGACCTTTCCAAGCCCTTCCTGATTGATCTTGTCGATCACCTGCATCAGCACTTTGCTTTGTGGCCCCTGCTGCTCGCTGGCGAATAGGTCGCCTTGTTGGATGCAGTCCGGGGTGAAGTCTGCCAGCATGACGCCGCCTTTCTGGTAGCGGTGTCCGTCTCGCCAGATGTTGGATAGGAGCGGTCCAATCAGGGCAAGCAGCGCCCTGGTGTCGTTGGTGGGGATGGCTACCCGGGTGCTGATCTGGTTGCCGTAGTATGGCTCTTTGTCATTGAATGGACTGGTGCGGATAAAGAGGGTGACGTGACGACAGCGCATCCCTTCAGCTCTGAGCTTCTCGGCGGCTCGCTCCATGTAACCGGCAAGGGCCTGGTGCATGGCGCCGATCTGTGTGATGCGCTCGCCAAAGCTCCGGCTGCAGATGATCTGTTGCTTGGCCTTGGCTATCTCTTCCAATTCGGCGCATGGGATCCCCCGCAGCTCCTGGACAGTTCGCTCGACGACGACCCCATATCTCCGCCGCAGGCTCTTGGCATCTGCTGAGACCAGCTCTGCCACAGTGCGGATTCCATGTGATTCCAGTTTGGCGGTCAGCCGGCGGCCAATTCCCCACACTTCTTCGACAGGGGTGATGGCCATCAGCCTAGCCCGCCTTGCCTCATCGCGCAGATCCACCACGCCTCCGGTGGCAGGCCACTTCTTGGCAGCGTAGTTCGCCAGCTTGGCCAGCGTTTTTGTAGGCCCAATCCCAACCCCTACCGTGAGACCTGTCCACTGTTGCACCCGCTCACGGATCTGGCGACCGTATGCTGTCAGGTCACCTGCCCATGATTCGCTGAGCTCGATAAAGGCCTCATCGATGCTGTAAACCTCTACCGTCGGCGCCATCCCTTCCAGGGTAGTCATGACCCGTTGCGACATGTCGCCATAGAGGGCGTAGTTGCTGGAGAACCAGACGCCGCCCATGGCTTCAAAGAACTGGCGGATCTGGAAGTAGGGTACTCCCATCTTGATCCCCAGAGCTTTCGCTTCTGCCGATCGGGCCACGATGCACCCGTCATTGTTGGAGAGCACAACGATAGGTCGCCCCTTCAGGTCTGGGCGGAACAGGCGCTCGCAGGAGGCGTAGAAGTTGTTCACATCAACAAGGGCAATAGCCTTCGGCATGGTTTACCCCAACTTGGTCTTGTGGAGTACGAAGGTGACGACGCCGAATATCTCCAGCTCCTGGCCTTCCTGCAGGGTGATCGGAGGGAAATCTGGGTTGGCAGGGAGTAGGGCTGGGAATGGGCGCTCTTGTAGCCGCTTGACGGTGAACTCCCCATCGAGGCAGGCCAGCACGATGGCGCCATGATTGGCCTTGATTGCTCTATCCACGATCAGCAGATCCCCGTCATTGATACCAGCATTCACCATGCTGTGTCCGCTGGCCCGGACATAGAAGGTGGCGGCAGGATGCTCGATACAGATCTGGTTTAAGTCGATGGTCTGCTCTACATAGTCCTGTGCCGGGCTGGGGAAGCCACAGGTCGCAGGCGAGAGGAATAAGGGAAGCTCCAACGCAGGAGCGTCAAGGTCTGGTACTGCTAACATGGTGATGGCTCTATTGTGCTGTATATATATACAGTATAGCTGTACCAATAGAGAAGATCACCATGGAGCGATTGGCTCTCGATTGAGGTAAGATCCGGCCAAACCATCAGTTTGGAGTACCCCATGTCATTCAATCTGTGCACCCTACCAAAGGATGAGCAAGAGCGTGTCGAGGTAGAGAAGGCCGCCGCTTACGCAGTCTGGAAGGAGAGAAACCCAGAGATAAAACAGCCAGCAGAGAGCGAGGCGGGAAACTACAAGGGTGAGATGCAGGCCCTCTTCCTGCAGCAGGTTGAGCGCTATCGGAAGATGAAGTGATGAGCGTTGATCATGTCGAAGTAGCCATTCTCAGGCGCCTGTTCCAGGTAGAGCCAAAGCCTGAGCGCTATGGGGTGAGGGTCACACCACCGGTTGGCGATACGGGCCATGACGTTCACTACATCCGGATAACACCTGACTTTGATGGGATGGTCATGGTCGATTTCATCACCAAGCGTGGCAATGACCTTATGGCCTATGGGTGCTTTGAGGATGGATGCCTCTACATCTGTGATGAACCTGTGTTCGGGTGGGACTCCATCAATGCCCTTGCCAAGGCCTTGGCAAAAGCCCTCCGGTGATGTGAAGAAGGGCGCCAAGGATGCATGACGCCAGTTCGTGGCTTGCAGGTGATGGAGGTGTCAGGGGGGGCTCTGGCATCGTTCCGTGTAAACTGAAGTTAACTTTAGCCACCACCAATACGACTAAAATCATTTTAGCGGCTAAAATGTCGCGGTAAGACATTGTTCAATTCATGGCGCCGGACTATGTATCAACAGTGCAATTATCAATAACTTTCTTTTGTTTATATGTGCAAATAGATTGTTTTAGTCGGCATGATTTGATGGTTGCTACTTAAAATGATTTTAAGAACCCTTGTGTCATCCTTAAAATGATTTTTGGGCGTCAGGAATAGCCTATTTATCTCCAAATGTGAACATCCTAACAATCACTATTGAAATCTTGATTATGGATTTCCATCCATCATTATTTAAGTGTGTGATTATATTTTCATTGAGCATCACAGAATCAGATACCATGACAACATCAGGCTACATGCGGGCTCGTTGAGTGTGGCGCCGGATGAGTGGATTCAATAGGGGCAGTTTGTTTCTTGTTGTCGGTTTATCAACATTGCAATTTTGAGCTCTAATCCAACTATCGTAGGCGACCATGCCCATAGAATGCGGTTCGGCGCCGAGCAAGTGGGTTTTATCTTTTGGTAGTGACTGATGGCCTCATGCGAGCCAAACTGGTGATGCTGGCATGGTGCGATAAAATATAATTCGGCACGTTCAATATATTCAAAATATTTAGTTTTTATTGGTGTTAATGTCCGGCGGAGACATTGTACAAAAATCTACCAATTATTTTCCATAATATTAAACCTCAGTTGAGTGAGAACTAAACTGAAATCTACAGTTTGTAGCATGTAGCTGGAAAGATGTGACAGTCAGTAAATTTGTACTGAACGAACAAATATTCAAGGTGTAACCTTGAACAGATGTTTTTTTATCAAATCCCATTGACAGGATGAATTACAGGTCTGTAAATTATCTGCACTGGCAGCTCATGCCAAATAACTCATGCACTCAATTTTCATCCGAGCAGATTATGCCGGAGGCTCGCTATTATGTTGATGACTGAATATCCGCTCTGTTATTGGCAGCGGAAAGGGATTTTTACATCAGAAATTCATGGGGAGGCCTTCATGGAATTCCGCGTGAGCCAGTTGCTGGGTGCTGGTAACTCGGCCATCCGGCAGCTGATCGTGGAACAGGAACGCAGCGGACGTGACCTGATGGGGTGCAGAGCTGAACTGGCTGCATACCAGGAGATTGCCCGCTCGTGCGGGATGGGTGGGGTGATTGTGCTGACGGGGGATCTTAACCAGAGGAGTGGTAATGGAACTTAGGTGGTTAGCTGGCCTTGGATTAGTTGGGGTTGTGACTGGCACGCTGTTCAGTGCATATGAGGTGATGGTGGGGGCTGAGCGGTACCTATCCCAGCAGCGAGCAGCAGGGTGTTTAGTTGGCATTGCAGGCCATTTGCCAGGCAATCTGGCGGAGCAGTGCACGGTACTGTTTACTGCTCCAGGCCATGTCATTCGCCGTGGGACAGGAGATGATGCGAGTATGGTCGGCATACCTATTACGCGCCATAATCTGCAAAAAATACACGGCGCCGTGCTGGTTGGTGCTCCTGATAGCATGGCGAGCGCGGGTAAATTTGATCTGTGGTGGAACAATCTGCCGATGAGCAGTGGTTGACAGTCAAAAACAATTTTGTGTAGAGTGAAACCCAATGATGGAAGACTGCACCCGTAAGGATGCGGTCTTTTTTATTATCCGTTTCAAAACCTCGGCCTATGCCGGGGTTTTTTCGTTTCTGGAGCCCCGCGGGGTGGTGGGTATGAAGATGCCTGATAAAGACCTTGGCTTATTGGCTTGGTTGTTGGCTTGGGCTGACACTCACTGGCCCGCGTTGTATGGCTTCATCCTGTCCGTGACAATCTCTTGGCTAAGGGTGACTTATTCCGGCGGCGGGTTTCGGCAGCGTCTGCTTGAGTCGCTACTGTGTGGTGCCATCTCCCTCTCGGTGATGTCAGGGATGGAGCTGTTCGGTATTGCTGCGACTGCATCTGGTTTTGTAGGTGGTTCGATCGGGTTCCTTGGGGTCGAGAAGATCCGGGAGTTCGCCGGTCGCGTGCTGGATAGGAGGTTTGGCAATGGTCCGAGTTGAGCGCACATCACCGCACGGCATCAGCCTCATGCATTACTTCGAGACCTGCAAACTTAAGGCATACCCTGATCCAGGCAGTAAAAACGGCGAGCCGTGGACCATCGGATGGGGGCACACTGGCCCAGAGGTTAAGCCCGGGTTGGTGTGGACTCAGCAGCAAGCTGATGACGCCTTTATTGCCGACCTTCGCCGCTTTGAGCGCGGTGTAGCATCTCTGGTTAACGTGCCTCTGACTCAGGGGCAGTTCGACGCGCTGGTGAGCTTTGCCTATAACGTTGGCCTTGATATCGACAGCGACACTATTTCCGAGGGGCTGGGTGACTCTACGCTGTTGCGCAGGCTGAATGCGGGTGACTACGCCGGTGCAGCCCTTGAGTTCCTTAAATGGAACAAGAACGACGGCAAACCGATGCGTGGTCTTACCCGCCGCCGCCACGCAGAGATGGGGCTGTTTAACGGCATGAGCGGCCGCGATGCCATCAAGTATGGAGTGGCAGCAGCATGAACCCGGTCAGGCAGTTTCTTAGTGCCAATCCGGTTGTTTGGTTTCTATTCCGCTTGGCTGCGGTATCGCTACTGGTGTGGTGGATAAACCATTCAGGTTATACCGAAGGCGCTCATGATAAAGAGTTGGAGTGGTCTGCCAAGTGGGATAAGCAGGCGGCCGAACTGGCCACTGCTCGAGCTGATGCGGTAACCGCTGCGCGAGAAGTTGAACAGCGTCGCCAAGCAGACATAGAGAAGGTGAGACAGGATGCAGAACAAGAGATTGCCCGGGCTGAGAGTGACGCTGCTGCTGCCAGTGCTGTTGCTGCTGGGTTGCACGAGCAAGCCCGTCGCTTGGCAGCACGAGCAAATCAGTGCGCCAGTCATACCGGCGCTGCCCAGTCAGGCGAAACAGCCAGACAGCCCGCCGTGGTGCTCGCCGACCTGCTCAGCCGGGCTGATGCGCGAGCGGGAGAGTTGGCAAGAGCGTATGACCGCGCTCGAGCATCAGGTCTGGCCTGCGAAAGAGCCTACTACTCCCTGATTTCCCAGCAGTAACAGAATCGCCGCACCGGGTCACTCTCCAATCTGGCGGGCCGTCCCGCGTTAATGTGTGCCGGTGCGGCACCTATCAGGTACAGCCATGCCTCCACGTGTGCCAAAGGTCTGTCGTGAGCGGACCTGCCATCTGTTGACTACCGAGCGCCATGGTTACTGTCCTGCCCATGTTCATCTACTCGATGGATGGAAGAAGGTGGCCAAGGTCAGTGCTGATGACCGCGGCTATGACTGGGCATGGCGCAAACTGCGCAAGCGGATCTTGGTGAGGGATAACTATCTCTGCCAGGTGTGCCTTGCCCTTGGCATTGTGACACCCGCAACCCAAGTGGATCACATCGTCAATAAGGCCGCTGGCGGTACCGATGCGGAATCCAATCTGCAGGGCATATGCAACCATTGCCACGATGCCAAGACACGAGCAGAGGCACTGGCAGCCCGTCAGGCTGGGCGCCAGAGGGGGTAGGGGGGATCAAATCCTTCCAGCTTTTTGCTTCCCCCACTGCTCCGCCTCGCAAAATTTTTATACCCGCGAAATTAAAAATTTAAATGGAGGGCGCGATGGCCGGTGCAGCTGCCGTGCCCGGGCGCGGTAGAAAGCCCAAGCCGACAGCTCTGAAGCGCCTGGGTGGTAATGCCGGCAAGCGGGCACTGAATAAAGATGAACCAACATTCACCCCATTGATCGGGGTTGCCTGCCCTGAGTGGCTGGCAGAAGACCAATGGGCGCCCACGCTATGGGACATGGTGATCCGCGAGCTCTGCAGTGCAGAGGTGCTGTGCATCACCGACCTGCACAACCTCGAGGCATTCTGTGCAGCCTACTCGCGGTGGCGCAGAGCAGAGATCGAGATTTCCAAGCACGGCCTGGTTGTAGAAGGCGCAACTGGCGGGCCAGTAAAAAATCCGGCATGTACCGTGGCCAATGAATCACTTAAGCAAATGACCACATATGGGGCCCTGCTTGGGCTGGACCCGTCCAGCCGTTCACGCCTGATCGGCGGCAATAAAAAGAAGGGAGGGGGAAACCCGTTCGCGGCTTTGTAGGGATGGACTATGGCAGCACGCAAAAGTTATCCCTATGTCAACGTTGCGAACGGCTACGCCCGCGACGTTGTTCGCGGCAAGATCCCAGCCTGCCGCTATGTCATCCAGGCCTGTCAGCGCCACCTCGATGATCTGGCCAGAGAAAAATCAACCAAGTTCCGATACCGCTTCGATAAGGACAAAGCCGAGCGGGTAGCCAAGTTTATTCAGCTCATGCCCCACACCAAGGGGGAGTGGGCATTCAAGCGCCAGACCCTGAATCTTGAGCCGTGGCAGTTGTTCATTGTCTGCTGTGTATTCGGTTGGGTGCGCAAGGGCAGTGGCCTGCGCCGTTTCCGTGAGGTCTACAACGAGATCCCCCGCAAAAACGGCAAGTCGGCGCTCTCTGCGCCGGTCGGCCTCTACTGCTTCGCGGCAGACAACGAATTCGGTGCCGAGGTTTACTCCGGCGCCACCACAGAAAAACAGGCATGGGAGGTGTTCCGCCCAGCCCGCCTGATGGCCAAGCGTACCCAAGCGTTGATTGATCACTTCGGTATCGAGGTGAACGCCAGCAACCTTAACATCCCATCAGACGGGGCTCGCTTCGAGCCGCTGATTGGCAACCCGGGTGATGGTCAGTCGCCATCCTGCGCCATTGTGGACGAATACCACGAGCACGACAGCGATGACCTCTACACCACCATGATTACCGGTATGGGTGCTCGCCGCCAACCGCTGATGTGGGTGATCACAACCGCTGGCTACAACGTCGATGGCCCCTGCTATGACAAACGGCGGGAAGTGATAGAGATGCTGGCTGGCACGGTGCCGGATGATGAGTTGTTCGGGATCATCTACACCATTGACGAGGGTGACGACTGGGCTGATCCGGCAGTGCTGGCAAAGGCCAACCCCAACATGGGTATCTCTGTCTATGCCGAATACCTGCTGGCGCAGCAGGCCAAGGCGATCAAGTCGGCCCGCTTTGCCAACATTTTCAAGACCAAGCACCTCAACGTCTGGGTCTCGGCCAAGACGGCGTTCTACAACATGCAGCGTTGGGCGGCCTGTGAGGACAAGAGCCTTACCCTGGAGCAGTTCGCCGGTGACGAGTGCATCCTCGGTTTCGACTTGGCACGCAAACTTGATATGAACTCCATGGCGCGACTGTTCTGGCGAGATATTGACGGCAAGCGCCACTACTACTCGGTGGCGCCTCGCTTCTGGGTACCGGAGGATACCGTTTTTGATAACGACAACCGGCGACTAGCAGAGCGTTACCAGAAGTGGGTCAACCTTGGAGAGCTCAGCACTACAGACGGAGCCGAAATCGACTATCGCGAGATCTTCGAAGAGGCGAAAGAGGCCAACCTGAGCAACAAGGTCTTGGAAACTCCGCTCGATCCTGCTGGCGCCATCGCCCTGTCTCACTCACTGGCGGACGAGGGCATGTCCCCCATCACCATCACCCAGAACTATCAGAATATGTCCGGCGCCATGAAGGAGCTGGAGGCCGCCATCACGGCTGGTCGTTTTCACCATGACGGCAACAGCCTGATGACATGGTGTATCGGCAACGTGATTGGCAAGTTCCTCCCTGGTAACGATGACATGGTGCGCCCCGTAAAGGAGAGCGCGGATCAAAAGATCGACGGCGCGGTCGCGCTGATGATGGCTATCGGTCGAGCCATGGTGCCTGACCGGGAAGAAGAGAGCTCCATCTACGAAACCTCGGACGTCTTATGTTGACACAACTTTCAATTTTCATCGTGGGCCTGATCGGCGCTGCGGCGCTGGCCTATGGTGCCAGCCTCTACTCACCGCCTTTGGGGTGGGTGGTAGGCGGCATGCTCTGCCTGGCCTGGTCATTTTTGATGAGCAGAGCCGTTGCCGCCGCGGACTACGCCAAGCGTAACAAGGGGGATAGCTGATGTTCCTGCCAATCATGTTCGGCAGCGGGCGCAAGGGGGGGAACTTCAGTCAGTGGATCAGCAGCATGGGCGGCAGGACTGCAAAGTCCGGCGTACTGGTTACGCCAGAGACGGCTTTGACCCAAGGCGTAGTGAGAGCCTGTGTCACGTTGTTGGCTGAGTCAGTCGCTCAGCTACCCTGCGAACTGTATCGCCGTGAAGATGACTCACGTAAACGCGCAACCGAGCACCCGCTCTACGATATTGTCCACGCCAGTCCAAACCAGAAAGACACCTCGTTTGAGTTCAACGAACTGCGTATGGGGCATCTAGGCCTGCGCGGTAACAGTTATAGCCTGATTGACAGGGACGGCAGTGGTTACATTACCGAGCTGATCCCGGTCAATCCGGACAAGATCGCCGTTCTCAAAGGGCCGGATGCGCTGCCCTACTATCAGCTGCTTGATGGCAGCAACCAGATCCTGCCGATGCGGATGGTGCATCACGTCAAGGCATTCAGTCTTGATGGCTATCTGGGGCTGTCACCAATCCAGACCAACCCCGACAGCATCGGGCTGGCCATGGCAGTGGATGAGCATGCCGGGCGGGTGTTTGCAAACGGAACGACTCTCTCTGGGGTACTTGAACGACCAGTAGGGGCCACGAAAATAGAGACTCAGGAGAAGGTTGACGCCCTTCTCACCAAGTTTGTAGAGCGTCACTCTGGCCTGCGCAACGCATTCTCAGTCTCTCTGTTGCAAGAGGGAATGCAGTACAAACAGTTGGCGATGAATAACGAACAGGCCCAGCTGCTTGAGTCGCGAAAATATGGCGCCATCGAGATTTGTCGGTTGTACAAAATCCCGCCACACATGATCGGTGAGTTGGAGCGGGCGACCGACAACAATATCGAACATCAGGGGCTGCAGTTCGTTATCTACACCCTGCTGCCGTGGGTCAAGCGCATCGAGGCCGCCATGATGCGCGACCTCTTGTTGCCCAAAGAGCGAAAAGACCTCTACATCGAGTTCAACCTCTCCGGCCTGCTGCGAGCAGATCAGAAGTCCCGTTACGAGTCATATGCGCTCGGTCGCCAGTGGGGCTGGCTCAGCGTCAACGATATCCGCCGGTTGGAAAACCTGCCCCCGATCCCGGGCGGTGACATCTACCTTACCCCGCTCAACATGGTGAGCACCGGCTCTCTTCCGCCCGGCATCACCAAAGCCAGCGCCGAACAACTCAACGAGATCGAGGCCATTCTATGCCGAAGCTGATCAATTACCCCCATCTGGCCAGCCTGGCGTTTGGTCAACCCCTCTATGCCACCCAGGATGTACTGGCCGGGGTGAAGAGCTTGCTGCTGCCACGCATGCTGGGCAACCAGCGAGACATCATGGCTGCCGACGAGTTGCCGGACGGGTTCGAGCCCGCGCCGCTGGAGGCCCGGGGCGAGTTCAAGAACCGCATCGGCGGACTGGCGGTGATTCCTGTGCACGGCATCCTGATGGCGCGGCGTGGACACATCGACGCCACCTGCACCGAGCTGACCAGCTACGAATGGGTGAGGATGCAAATCGCCACTGCGCTGGCCGACGAACGGGTCAAGGAGATCGTGCTCGACATCAACTCAGGCGGCGGCATGGCGGTGGGCTGCAAGGAGCTGGCGGAATACATCTATTCCAAGCGCAGCGTCAAACCGATCACCGCCCTGGTCAATTTCGCCGCCTACTCTGCTGCCTACTTCATCGCTGCTGCTTGCACCAGGGTGGTGGTGAGCGAGACCGGCGGCTGCGGCTCGGTGGGCGTCATCATGGAGCACATGGAAGTGAGTAAGTGGGAGCAGGAGGTGGGCCTCACCTTCACCACCTTCTACCGCGGCGAGCGCAAGAAAGACGGTACCCCACACGAGCCTCTCTCCGAGGGGGCCATGGCCGCCATCGACCACCGCATGGATCAGGCCTATGAGCTGTTCGTTAGCTCGGTCGCCCGCTATCGCGACCTGCCCATCGAGCAGGTGAAGGCCACCGAAGCAGCCCTCTTCAGCGGCAGTGAAGCCGTGGCCAATGGCCTGGCCGACGAGCTGGCCAATCCCCAGGACTACCTCAACGCCCTGGACGCCAGTGTGGCCAAGTCAGCCAAACCGGCTCAAAGCATTGGCCTTCGGGCCCGCGCCATCGAAATGCAGAACCAACTCTAGCCCAGCGGCGGAGTCCATCCCAACAAGCCCCGAAAGGGGCTTTTTTATGTCCAAAGGAAACCAATCGATGAAGACTATCGAAGCCCTCCGCCGCGAGCGTGGCGAAATCGCCGCCCAGGTCAAAGCCTTGGCAGAACTCGAAGCCAGCGGTACCGCTCTCACCGACGAGCAACTGCAGCAGTTTGCTGACCTGGAGAGCGAAGCAAACAAGATCAGCGCAGCCATCGCCCGTCAGGAGAGCGCCGAGCGCCTGATGGCGCAGCAGGCTGTACCGGTCAATGCTCACGGGTCCCAGGCGCCACCGGCTGTCCATGTGAAGCAGGAGCTTAAACAATATCAGGGCGCAGGCTTTGCCCGTATGGCGATGGCAGTCGCGGCTGGCAAGGGCGACCTGCAACTGGCAGAGAAGTTCGCCGCCACAGAGATCGGCGATAAACAGGTGGCTATGGCCATCAGCACCGCCGCCGGTTCCGGTGGCGCTCTGATCCCCGAGAATCTGCACTCCGAAGTGATCGAACTGCTGCGACCGAAGACCATTGTTCGCAAGCTTGGCGCCCGCGTGGTGCCGCTGCCCAATGGCAACCTCTCAATGCCGCGCATGACCGGCGGTGCAACATCCAGCTACGTGGGTGAGGGTCTCGATGCTCGCTCTACCGCCAGCCAGTTCGGTGATGTGAAACTGGCAGCCAAGACCATGATCACCCTGGTGCCAATCAGTAACCAGCTGATCGGTCGCTCCGGCTACAACGTCGAGCAGCTGGTGTTGAGCGACATGATCGCCGCCATGGCGGTGCGCGAGGATAAAGCCTTCCTGCGCGATGACGGCACCAACAACACCCCGATCGGCTTCAAGAAGGTCGCGACCGATGCGGGCCGCACTGTTGAGTGGGCCGGTACTGCTGACCTGCCGACCATCGACGCTTACCTCGATTTGCTCATCCTCAAGCTGATGAGCTCTGACAGCATGATGGTCAATCCGGGCTGGGGTATGAGCCCGCGCACCTGGATGAAGTTGTTCGGCCTGCGTGATGGCAACGGCAACAAGGTCTATCCGGAGATGTCGCAAGGTCTGCTCAAGGGCTACCCCATTGCGCACACCAACACCATTCCGACAAACCTCGGCACCGGTACCAACGAGTCGGAGATTTACTTCGCCGACTGGAATGACGTGGTGATCGGCGAGCAGGACAACATGACCATCGACTTCTCCACCGAAGCTGCCTATGTGGACGGCAACGGCGAAATGGTCAGCTCCTTCTCCCGCAACCAGTCGCTGATCCGCCTGGTTGGCAACCACGATGTGGGCTTCCGTCATCCGGAAGGTCTGGCGCTGGGTACCAAAGTTACCTGGTAAGGGCACAGCAGGGCGCCGCACTGGCGCCCTCTATCATCACCTTGTAACAAGGAGCCGACATGGCCAAGCCATCGAAAGGCGATCGCGCAGGGCAAACACCTACCACTGACGCCGATCACGAGCAGCAGAGCGGCGAACTGCCGCAGGAGCCTATCAGCAATGCAACTGACACCCCCCAACCCGATGCCGACGCAGGCTCTGGGCAATATCCCCACGCCGGAACTGGCGAAGGCGATGAATCAGATCCTGACCACCACGCAGCAGGTCAAGCGCCAGGCGATGCAGCCGGAGCTGGCACCGCGCCGCTGACCGGTGAGCAGTCCACTGGCGCAACTGACGCCGATCACGAGCAGCAGAGTGGCGATGAGCCCGTGCCCCTTCCTGATGAGCGGGTGCTGGTGCGCTTCACAGGCCCGTGGAAGAACTACAGCCGCGGCGATATCACCCGCTTGACACCTGTCGAAGCAGAGCTGGTGTTCAAGAAAGCGCTGGCGGAAGCAGTGGCAGAACCAGACCTGGAGTAAACATGTTGCTGATAACCGTGGCGGAGGCCAAGGCGCAATGTCGTATTGAGCCAGATGAAGTTGACGAAGATGCGTTGTTGACTGGCCTGATTGAAGCGGCGATCAGCCATATCCAGTCTGATATCAACAAGCCGCTGGTGGCTGTGGGGGAAGAGGGGCAGGTTCTGACTCCGGCGCTGAAGTTGGCGGCATTGCTGCTGATTGGGCACTGGTATACCAATCGCGAGGCGGTGGTGACAGGGACTATCGCCACCACCCTGCCGTTGGCGTACGAGTCATTGATCCATCCCTATCGTGAAATCGTGGTTGGCTAGGGGGAAGCATGGTTAAAAGTGGCGAGCTGAGCAGCAGATTGATGCGATTTGGTGCAGCGACAGGATCGCCCCCCGTATGGCCACCACTGGGGAAAATATGGGCAAAGGTTATCGACCCAAAGGCCGCAGGTCGTGAGGCGCAAGCCAGTATTTACGCGACTGGTTCGACCATGATCACGGTACGTAACCGTCATGACCTGCTGCCAGGTCAGCTGCTTAAAGGGAGAGCCTGTTGGTATCTGATTGAAGATATCGCCTGCGAACCCGGGGCCCTGCAGATCTCGGCCCGCAAACTTTCAGGCGAACCGGCCACCTACACCCCGAAACATGGGGTGGCCTATCCGGTAACCGTCTTTATGGCGGCTGAAAACCTGATGGTTGGAGCGCGTAGCGAACCGCGCCGCCAGATAGACCTGATATTGCCTGAGCTGGTCTGGCCGTTTGCACGCCAAGGTGACCAGATCACCCTGCGCGGACGCAGCTACCGCATCGATGGGGTGGTCGATGGCAGCGACAACGGCACCACGCTGCGAGTGATGGTGGTCTGATGCCGGGGGGACTGAGTCGTAAGCGCAGGGCCAAAGCTATCAATATCACTGGCCTGAGCGAGAGCAAAGAGGCCTTTGAGGCGCTCCCCGCCAAGATCCGCAAGCAGTTGGTGGCAGTGGTCAATGAAGTCGCCAGCGATACACGCAATGACATGGTAAACCGGATCGCGGCAGATGGTTTCAATACTGCATCGGTCAGGGCCAGGATCAAGTTCGACAAGGCAACGGCAACCCATGACGTGGCGACGCTGAGCCTTGACTTGAAAAAGGTACCGTTCAGTCGCGTCAAATTCTCCTCAATTCGAACAGATGGAACCGGAACCCGAGCCAGCGTCTGGGTGCTGCGTGGCGGCAAGCGGGTGCAGGTCTACGGTTTCATCAACCCCTACGGCAAGAAGCGCCGACCAATGATCCGATACAGCAAAGCGGGCAAACAACGGTTGGTCATGGCTGGTGGGGTCGGGCTGCGCGGCTGGTGGAATGACATCATCACCGAGCAGTATCTGGCCGAATTGCAAGCCAAGCTCACCAACACTTTTAACAGGAAGATGACATGACAGAAGCCACCGTCATCATCGATCAGCTACTGGCCAAACTGGGGGCTGTGAGCTCCTTGGCTCGTGATGGGCAAGTGTGTGACAGCGATCCGCAAATTGACCAGTACACCCCATTACCACTGGCGCACTTTCGGGAACTGAGCGAAGGCAAACCTGAACGGAGGGGGCGTGAATGGAAACGTACCCGCAATATTCAGGTGGACCTCTACCAACCCGTAAACGCAGGCCGTGCCGGGCGTGACCAACTGTTATCAGAGGTACTGGCGGCATTGGTGCCATCGACCGCAGGGGTTCCGCTTGTTGGCACGTCACTGATCTCCATATCGGTTGGCAACATCCTTCTCGAGCCAGAGGAGATTGGCAGCGACACCCTATTGACCTCGATCCAACTCACTCTCACCTATACCGCCAGCCTCTAGGTTGGCAACAATCCTGGATACCATAGGAGCATCCAAGCATGTCATTTACCGACAAAGGCCTGCTGTTGGCTGGTGATGTCTACATCGCCGAAATCAACAACGGCGTGAAAGGGCCCCTGATTGGCCCCATCAACGTCAACGAGATCACCGTCACCCCGCCGACCACCGAGGAAAAGTCGCGCATCTCCAAGAAGCGCAGCACCTTCGGCCAGGCGCTGGACTCGGTTCAACTGCCGAAGGACCCGGCCAAGCTCTCGCTGAAATGGGACTCCATGACCAAACAACTGCTGGCCGATGCCATCGCCGGCAAGCAGGTGGCTTTCACCCAGTCCGAGGCACCAGTGTCTGATGAGCTGGTCACCCTCAGCAAAGAGGGGTGGGTTGAGCTGGCGAACGCCTACATCAAACCAGGCTCGATGACCGTCAAGTTGAGTGCTGGTGGTACGGCGCTGGTACTGGATACCGATTACAAGGTCAACGGCAACATGGTGATGGCTATCAGCGACCAAGCGGCCGCAGCCTGCAAGGTCAGTTACACCAAAGCAGCGGTGACCGGCACCACCTACACCGGCACCACAGAAACACTGAAGCCTCGCTACTTCCTGATCGACGGTGAGAACTTGGCCAACCCTGGGCAGCGAGTGCGCGTCACCATCGACCAAGCCATGCTGGCAGCCCAGGGTGCTCTGGCGCTGATGAGTGGCGAGTTTATGGAAGGTGAGCTGGAAGGCTCGCTGGTTACCCAGCCAGGCAAGTCCGAGCCATACCGGATGGAAATTCTCAACTAATCAATAGCAACCCCAAAGCCCGGCCATGTGCCGGGTTTTTTATTGTTTCTGGAGTCCTTCATGGCCAGCAATGACACCGATATCCAGTTGCGGATCCGCGCCGCTGTTGAAGGGCTGGCCGAGATCAGCAAACTCATTGCCGAAGTGGATTCCCTCGGCGGTGAGACCGAGTCAAGCAGTGAGCAGGTCGGCTCCCTGGGGGATGAGCTGCAGCGCCTCGGTGAGCAAAATGCCACCCTGACTCAGTTTGCCAACCTCAAGCGTAGCACCGCCGATCTGGGGGATGGGCTCGAGGTTGCCCGCACCCGGGCCACCGGCATGGGCAAGGCACTGGCCGAGGCTAAGAAGGAACTGACCTCATCGAATGCGGCCTACAGTGCCAGCCGTCAGGAAACCGAACGGCTGGCCACGGCCCATGCAGAGGCTAGGGTAAAAGTTGATCTACTGCGCCAAGCCAACAGCGAAGCAACCACTGTCACCAAGGAGCAGCGACAGGCGCTTAAAGATGCACGGGAGCAGGTGCGTCTGCTTGGCGAGCAGTACAAAGAGAGTTCAGGCCAAACCAATGAGCTCAAGCGTGGACTGGAATCCAGCGAGAAGGCGCTGCGGCAGCAGACTCGGGAGTTCAATTCTGCCCGCCGGGAAGTTCAATCCCTGGATACTCAGTATCAGCGCCAGAACGTTACTCTCAACGGACTGCGCCGATCGCTGACCGATGCTGGCATCGATACTCGCAAGCTGGCCAGTGAGCAGAAGCGGGTAGAGGCCGCCAGCCAGCAGGCCGCCAATCAGATCACCTATCTGAAAAACCAGCTGACCGGACAGGCCGGCGCCCTGCGAGCCAATGCCAGTGGCTTGACAGAATACAGCCAGAAGGCCAAGCAGGCAGAGCAGAATACCGAAAGTCTGCATAGCGCTGTCGAAGATGGTGAGCAGGGGTGGGCAGCATTGGCCACCAAAATCGGTGGTGTTGCAGCTGCATATTTGACCTTTGACCAGATGGTGGCCAGAACCACAGGCATGGTCAGAACTGCGGACGAGATTGAGCGCCTTGGTGTATCACTCAAGAGCGTGGAGGGGAGTGCAGCAGGCGGTGAGAAAGCGCTGGCTTGGCTACGTGAGTTCAACGAAAAGACGCCATTTCAGCTCAACGAGATCACTACCGCCTTTATCAAGGCGAAAAACTATGGCCTCGACCCTTACAACGGGGTACTGCAGGCCGCCGCCGACTATACCGCCAAAACGGCGGGCTCCTATCAGGATCTCGAAGGGGTCATTGTCGCGCTTGGGCAAGCCTATGTTAAGGGGAAGCTGCAAGCCGAAGAGATGAACCAGCTTAACGAGCGATCTGTTGCTGCGGCCCAGTTGATGGCAAAAGCGATGGGCAAGACAACGGACGAGATCATCGCGATGGCCTCGGCTGGGAAGCTTGGCAGGAATGAAATCTACCTGCTGATCAAGGCTATGGAAGACGATGCTGCCGGTGCGTCAGAGGAAATGGCGCAGACCTTCAGCGGGATCTGGTCAAATTTTCAGGAGCAACTGAATAAAGTCGAGCTCGCAATTGCTGATGCTGGCATCTTCGCTTTCATCAAGTCAGAACTTGCTGATGTCACCGCACAGATCCGAGCGGCTGCAGATGATGGAAGTTTGGCTGACTGGGCCAGAAGTGTTTCTGACGGGATGAAAACGGGAGCAGTGGCCATTCGCGGCATCACTGAAACCATCATTGACCTCAGTGCCGGGGTGGGGATCCTCGTTAAAGCTTGGGGCACCATGAAGGTGATCCAGTGGAGTGCTCAGCTACTCGGTATGGGGCAGGCCATGAAGACCGGTGTGGTCATGCCGACAGTAGAAGCTGGCAAAGAGATGGACGTTACCAGCAAGAAAGCAGTCAAGCTCAATGGTGTACTCAGCGCCTTGACTATGGGCAACGGAGCCTTGATGGCGGGGCTGTCAGTGCTGGTTTATGAAGGTGGTCGGGGGCTAGTCAAGCTGGCAGAGGATGCCGGTGTTTGGGCTGCAAAGATGGGGGAGGCGGGAGAGATTGAGCAGCGGGTTGCTGAACAGTCCAGAGCCTTCTTTAACCAACTGCAGCGCCAAGGGATGACCACCATGGCGCAGTTTGACGAGTTCAAAAACGTTCAGGTTCTCACTGCCCAGGAGGTTGCCAACCTCTCGGAAACAGAGCGAGCCGCCTATGAGCAACGGCTGCAGGGACACCGTGAATATCTGACTGGCCAACTGCAGGTGCAGAAGGCTCTTGAGGCATCAGGCCTCAAGGCCGAGGCGATGCAGTATCAGGCCGATGCAGCGCTGGCAAGCATGCGCCAAGGGTTTATTGACCTTGCGGCTGGGGCGGATATGGCTGGTCAAGCTATTGATGCCAGAACCAGCCCCGCAGTGGTGAAGCTGGTTGCCGATTTTGACATGCTCAAGGCAAAAGGAAAGGAGACCGCCACCGGCATCAACGAGATGTTCAAGGGGCTGCAAATGGGGGATCCCACCTCTTTGCAGAACATCACCTTGGCTCTCGACTCCCTGCGTGAGCAAGGCAAGGTCACGCAGACTGAGATCGACGCCGGACTTCGCAAGAGCCTGCAGGATATGAGTCTGCAGGATCTCGAGGTGCTGAAAGTCCAGTCTATGGCTGCTTTCGAAACCATGAAAGGCGGTGTGATCAGCACAGCTCAGGTAACCGAATCAGTTCTTGCTGAAAAGTTGCGTCGTCTCGGGCTGGACTATCAAGAGCTGCAAACCGGGATTGATGCGGTAGGTCGGGCCACTATTGACACCTTCCGAGCTATCGCCACCGATGCATCCGCTACCTCGGTAGAAATCGCCGCGTCGATGAAAGCCGCAGTGAACAAGGCAGATACCGCACAAGAGCTGGAAGAGTTGCGGAAAATCTGGGCGCAGTTGGGTCAAGCCGGGAAGCTATCGGCTCAGGAGCAGGCTCGAGGGCTAGGTTTCCTCGATGAGAAGATCAAGGATACCCGCCGTAAAGCGGCCGAGATAGGGGACGGTTTTAATACCGCCGCCGACAAGTCCAAAGCGGCCGCTGACACCATGAAGGAAAGTCTGAAGGGTGTGCAGCAGGAGGCACAGAAGACCAAGAGTGACGTTGAAGATACCATGGCGAGTGTCAACGCCATGAACTCTTCATCTGGCCGTGGGGAGGTAACCCGAACCGTCAATGCCGGCTCCTTCTTCTACAAGACAGTAGATATCAACCAGCTGCGCGGCAATGCCGATGCACTGGCAAATACCTTGGCCGGTGTCGAAGAAGAGCTCGCCCGCTACAGCCAGAAGGTCAAAGACATTCCGGCCTATAGCGAGTGGTCAAAATACTACGGCGAGAAGTTCCAGAAGGAGATGGAGGCCATGCGCACCAAGCTCCAGAATGAGCTGGACAAGGCTCAACAACAGGAACAGAACAAGACCAAGCCGTCATCCTCTACGCAACAGCCTGTTTTACCACAGGTATATCAGCAAGCCATACCAGCCCAGCAAGTAGACAAACAGGTCACCATCACATTGCAACTTCCCGGCGTTCAGGAGGCGAAGTTGCGCACTGATGAGAGTGGCCTGAATAACCTGCTCAACATCTTGGAACAGGCGGGGTTGAACAAAACATGATCCAGCTAAATGGCATTGATTTGCCAGATGATATGTCTTGGCCAAACGAGTTGGCGCACACCCCGGTGGTGCAGAGCATTGAACATGCCGTAACAGGGGATCCAGTGTTGCAATTCGGAGTTCAAAAAGGTGGCCGAGCTATTCACTTGGTCTCTGATGGTGCGTGGCTTAGCAGGGCTCAGATTGACGCTCTGAGAGCAACCCTGACCGCCCAGCCCCCGCTGCAGCTCAACTTGGCAAACACCTTGTTCAAGGTTGTATGGGATCACCAGAGCACCCCCATCGAAGCCACCCCAATCAGCACTGAGGCTGAACCTTGGCTTAATCCATCCGCCAGATACGAAGCCACGCTACGGTTTATCACAATGGAGTAACCCATGCCCATCACAGCAAAAGACATTGTCATCTATGAGTCTGCTCGGCTGACTGATGAAGACAACGGCGGCGGCCTGCCGACTGGCAAGAAGGTGGTCGATGGGCAGGTGAACAACCTTTTCCCGGATACCTCCCGCCTTGACCGTACCCAAGGCCGGGTCAATATCCGCAAGGTGTTTTGCGGGGTGGCGGTGGATACCCAGGAGGTATACCAAGGCTCTCACTTTATGGTGAGCAAGGATGCCGCCGACAGCCACGTCAACATGATCGCTTTCCCTGGAACGGCTACCGACCAACGCCGTGAAGTGAAGAACGCCATCGAGAGCTACCTGGTGCCGGGCTATAGCGCCCGGATGTACCTGCTCGGCGACCAGTACAAGGGGCAGCGGATGATCCTGACTTTTCAGGAGCTGTCATCTCCAGAGCCTGAGCCGGGTACCACTATTTTGTTGCGCTCTGACACCTTCGAGCAGTACGTCAAGATCGCCGAGTATGAGTCTCATGAGCAGACCTTTACCTATGAGCGCAACGGATCGTTCCAAACCCTCCAGCGTCGGGTCTGCACCCTGAAACTCTCCTCTCACCTGCAGGCGACCTTTGTTGGTGGTACACCCAGCCCTGCCGGGGTGGATGTGGCGGCCAACAAGACCGCCGCCGATGTGCTCACCACCACCGTGGCCGATGCGGCCCGCTACTATGGGGTGGCCGCGCTGGCTCGCCGAGCCATGCCGGGGGATCTGCAGGTGCGGGTCAATTCGGTCTACAAGCCGATCGTGCCGAGCGCCTACAGCGAGAACCTGCTCACTGACCGGGCAGCGGCGGCCGATCTGGCGATCATGCAGCCTGCTGGCCCTGCCATCAGTCGCCCGCTGCAGTTCGCTCTGGTCGCTGGCAGCCAGTCCCGCAGCTATCTGGAGCGGGTACCGCAGCGCGGCTCGCTGCTGCTCAGTCTGGATGGAGGCACCTTCAAGTGCGATGGCACCGGAGCCCTGCGCCATCAATCAGGAAACAACAATTTCAGCCGGGTCGAGGTCAACTTCGAGACCGGCCAGATCGATGCCTGGCGCAATGCGGGCAATTTCACCGGGTCTGCCAATGCCACCTACACCCCGGCAGTGCGGATCCTGGGGAACCTGATCAGCGTCAGCAAAGCGGTGACGGCGGCCACACGCACATTTAACTGGACGTTCGACTTCTCTGCCGCCGTACCTATGCCGGGATCGCTACGGGTAGCCTATCGGGCACTCGGCAAGTGGCAGCAGCTCGATGACATGGGTAGCGGCCAGTTGGTAGGGCAGGGGGCGGGTACCATCAACTTCGTGACCGGCTCGCTGGCGATCACTACCGCCGCGCTGCCCGATGCAGACAGTGAGATCATCGTCCAGTTCCAACCCTCTCAGGCGCTGGAGGTCGAGCTGCTGATCGGCACCAAGGCGGTCGGCAAGAATCAGCGGCTGGAGTTGCCTGATGGCATTCTGCCCGGTTCGCTGCGTATCACCTGGGTCAATGGTGGCACTAACTATGCCCTCAACAGCGACAGCCAGGGGATGTTGACCGGTAGCGGAAGCGGCGTGGTGCGCGATGTCGATGGCCTGATTGAGTTCACTCCCAGCGTGATGCCGGGGGATGGTCTCTATCAGATGAGCTACACCAAAGACATTCGCTTGATGGGGGAGGCGGTGATCCCAGGCGCGGGTAACCAGAGCGCCAGCGGGTCGGTGGGCAAGGCGTTCAAGCCGCGCTCGTTCCTGCTGCGCTATGCGGTGCGCCGTTTCAACTATGCAGGTCGTTACAATGCCCAGGGCGCGGGTCACTACACCACCGACAACGTCAATATCCGTGATGATGGGGCGGGTAACCTCAAGCGCGGCAACGAGAATGTGGGGGTGATCGATTACCAGACCGGGGTGTTTTCCTTCACCTGGTCACAGGGCTACAGCTACAAGTACGAATACTATGTAGGCCAGACCTGGACGACCGGCACCGTCAACCTGTTTGAGGAGATGGTGGGCCCCGGTAGTTGGCAGGCGCTGGAGACCGGCCCAGGTAGCACCCCCATCAGCAAACAGGTCAACGCCCCGGAGCTCGACTTCTCACTCGGCAAGCCCAACATCCTGACCGGTTCGCTCTGGTTTATCGATAACGGCAACCACTACATCGAGCGGGACGGCATCCTCTGGAAGAACCCCGACTCTCGCACTGGCGCGGGTAGCCGGGTGGGGCGGGTGGATCTGGGCGCTGGGCGGGTGATCGTCTCTGATATGAACGACTTCACCGGCAACATCAATCTGCTGGCCTGTGCCCGCGTTATCACGGCGGGCTTTGCCGCCGAGCTGACCTTCCGTACCCCAGGCAGCCCGCTCAAGCAGGCCAACTTCCAGCTGGCGGCGGTGGCTTATGACGGCACCCTGATCAATGCCAGTGCCAACGCCCAGGGGGAGCTGGTCGGCAATGGGGTGACCGGTTCGGTCAATACCAACACCGGGGTGGTGAAGGCCACCTTCAACAAGCCGATCATGGCGAGCTCTGCCCGCTACAACACCGTGTTGCTGACCGCGTTGCCGCTCGATGCCACCCGCATCGGGCTGGATCCGGTACGCCTGCCCGCCGATGGCAAAGTGCCAATCTATCAGGATGGTGATGTGCTGGTGCTGTCGCACACCGCCTCACAAGTGGTGGGCTCACCAGCCGGTGGTGCAGTGCTGGATGCTGGGCGTGACTACGTGGCCGATCTCTATCTGGTGGGGGCCAACGGCAAGCGCTTGGCCCCGTCCCAGTACATCGAAGATCGGGATGGCGGCACCCTGACCCTCAAAGCCGGTTACAGCCTGGTGGATGAGGCGGGCACCACCGTCACCGCGCCGCTCACCTTCGTCAATCGCATCGAGCATATGAGCCTGGTGCAGGACGTGCAGATAAGTGGCGATCTGACCCTGGCTATCCCGTTGGTGCATGAGTATCCGGCCGGGGAAACCATGGTCAGCTCCTGCTTGCAATTTGGTGACCGGTTTGCCAGTTGGGGCAGCAACTTTGTCCAGCAGAGCTGGAACAGTGCCAGCCCGAACTGGCAGGACGAGCCATCCGGTGGCGCCATCAGCGCCAACTACAACTGGGCAGATCATCCGGTACAGGTCACCAACCGCGGGGCGGTAGACGAGAAGTGGGCGCTGGTCTTCACCAGCACCACCACTTACAACCTGCTGTCCCAGACGCGGGGGCTGATCGCCTCTGGCAACCTGACCACAGACTTGGCACCGCTCAACCCCAACACAGGCACCCCTTACTTCGTGCTGGAGGCGGCGGGTTTCTCCAGCGGTTGGGCCACCGGCAACGTGGTGCGCTTCAATACCAGCTCGGCCTTGGCGCCGGTCTGGTTGCTGCGTTGTGTCAGTGTGGGCCGTGCGACCCACCCGGATGATCGCTTTGAGGTCACCCAGCGTGGTGATGCCGATTAAGCGGCGATCTTGGGGTAATGAGAGATAACGAGGAACCGCACCGTGCAGCGACTATCAGGCAGTGTCAATGATCAGGGGGTTGGGGTCTTTGATGCCGTGGTGCTGGCCCTGCCGCGCTTTGCCGGGGTGATCCCCGGCTCTTCGCCGCCCCAGGTTGGGCGCTGGGTGATTGGCCACACCCGCACCGATGAAACTGGTGCATGGCAGCTCGATTGCGACTATTCAGGCCCGGTCATCGTGATGTGCTGGGATACCACAGGACGACAATTGGCCCCCATGGTGCTGGGGCCGGTGGAGGCATAGATGGCATTGGAATTTGGTTCAGGTACGCAGGCAGACCCGTATCTGCTGGTTAATCTGGCGGATGTGACCGCTTGGCTGACAACAAAACAATATCAAGGTTATTGGTTCGCGTTGGTTGCAGACCTTGATCTATCTGGTTCACCAATTGAAGTAACTTACAGTAATTGGAAATGGAACATTGATGGTCGAGGGAATAGATTATCCATCTACATTAACCGTTTGACTCCTGCTTATAGCTTGGCGGGTAACTTATATGAATGCGAAATCAATAATGCCAGTATCACATTAAGGTCTAATAACAGTGGTTTTTTTGGGTCTAGTATTTTAGGCAGGATGAATCTAAAAGATTCTTCATTTGAAATTATGGCTTCATTTTCAGGAGCTTCAAAAACGATATTTGGTGGCACAAATGGGCTTGTGATTGAACTTGGTACGTATGGTGGGGTTTTAGCTGGGTCAAGCAATATTTATAAGCATGGTGGTGCGACAGCGAATACTATAAACACAGCCGGATTTGCAGATAAAAACCCATACAATCCAGTTAACTATCCGCCGTTTACTACAGATAAGTGGATTTTTGACGGTATCAGTCTGCCGCGTACAAGGCCAAAAGAAACGGCAGACCTAACTAATCGTTATTGCGTAAAGGGGCAAAGTACGGTTGGTGGAAGTAATCGTCAACGCAATTTGGCGGTGTTTACCGAAAATGGCTTGCGCTACAAGTTGCAGGATACCAAGGCCGACGGTTCATTTTTTCTGAACCTTAATGATGTATCGACACCAGTCATTGTAATGGCCTATGACGATATCGGGGCCAAAGCGGCTATCAATACCGCTTATAGCCTGAACCAGATTATTCACCCGGCCATCCCCAATGGCTTCCGTTATCGCTGCACCCTGGCGGGAAACAGTGGCGCGACTATTCCGCCAGAGCCATGGAGCACTACCACGGTATTAACCATCGGGGCTGCCAAGTTCACCCCGGAGCCGGTCTATGAGGCCAAAGCTCATGGCCCTTTGCTGCCGGTGTTGTTTAACGTAGTGACTGAGCAACCCGTGTGAGGTCGTGATGGCAACTCCATATTTATTGGCTGCTGACCCCCGCGCACTGCTGTTTGATGCCAGCGCCACTTATGTTGCCCCCGCTGCCACATTGGTGCTGTTCGATGTGCCTGACTGGCTGGATCGGCAGATTATCGGTCGGGTGGCTGGTGTGGTGACGGTGCGCGATATCGGCCGTGCCCGCGAAGTGTTGGTGCTGAGTGCCGAGCCCATCGATGGCCAGTATCGGGTGCTGGCAGAGGTAACTAGCGGCGCTGATGGGGCCTTTGCCGCCCAATGGCAGACCTACCAGGGCAAGGTGCTGGTGGTGGGTCTCTCCCTGTTCGGTGAGCCCTTCCAGCCGCAGCGCATCTATCAGGTGGGGGAGGTGCTCAGCCCCTCCGAGTGGACGGGCTTTGTCTATGTCTGCGAGCAGCCCGGCACGGCAGGAGCCCAAGAGCCGGTCTGGCCGCAAGCGGAAGATGCGGCGGTACAGGTCGGCAGCGCGGTGTTTCGCACCCGGCAATATCTACCCATCGTGGCCCATGGGCCGCTGCAACCCGCCATTGAGGTGAGCTGATGTATCTGCCGCCCCCCGCGACATCCATCCCGCTGGCATTCAAGGCGCCGCGCAGCCCGCTGTTCCTGCCAGCCTTTGATGCTATTCACTTCTATCTGGGCGGTGCGCTGCGGCCACCCTTGGCTCCGGCGATCCAGTCCAGGGTGGCCAGCCATTGGTTGGGGCTGGCACGGGTGACGGATAGCGAACTGGCACTGGACGCTGGCATCCTGCGCGAGAGCGATCTGTGTGAGGCGCTACCGTTCGGTGGTGCCGTGGCGCGAGATCATCAGCTGCAGGCGCCGCTGACGCAGGCCACCCCACTCGATCTGGCCCAAGCTGGCAGCTGGCTGCAGGCCGCCAAGCTTGACTTGAGTCAGTGGCAGAGCTTGGCGATGAGCACGGCCCGCGATCAGCGCCAGGTGGTCGGCAGTTGGCAGCAGGCGGCCACGCCGCTGGATCTGGCCAGCAGAACCCCATGGCAGCAGCCGCCAGCCCGAGACCAGACCAACCAGACCAGCTGGCATATCACCGATCTCAGTCATCGCCCCTGGGAGTTGCGCTGGGATGGTCAGCCCCCGCTGTTGACCCGGCTACCCACCCGCTCCAGCCTGGATTTTGCCCTGACCGCCGCCACTGGCGAGTGGCAGGCAATGAGCCTGGTGCTGTCGCTGGCATCGCCCCAACCGAGCCGCCCCGTTGCCCCCCGTGATACCGGCCATGGCTTGCCTGCGGGTTATGCCCGCGTGGCAGACCAGAGCGATACCATGCCATGGGGTGTTGGTGCCAAGCCGCTCGACCCTGATTGGGGTCTTGATCACGGCGATAACTCGGGCGGTGAGATCGGCGATCGCGATCCCCCCATCAACCCCAAACCGGCGCCCTATATCATCATGAACGAGATCAGCTGTGTTGCCGTCAATGGCAGCGAGCGCGTACCGCTCGCCCTGTTCAACCCGAGCTTGAAACTGGATATCGACAGCTTTGTGTGGGAGCTGACCGGCGAACTTCGGGGCAAGACCAATCTGCCCTATGTGAAGCCAACCGCCACCGGCCCGCGTCATATCGAACTGACCATCAACGGCTGGACGTGGCTGTTTGCGGTGCAAGGCTACCGGGTCAACCGCGCCCTGGGCAGTGAGGTCTATCCCTTCACGGCCCGTTCGCGCACCCAGTTCCTCGATGGCCCGTGGGCCTCACTGGTCGATGTGGCCGTGCCCAATGAGCTGACCGCCTGGCAGCTGGCCGCCGAGCTGCTGACCCCGCTAGGCTTTGCCATCGAGCGGCCCGCCCATGGCGAGTGGGTGCAGACCCCGGATTGGCCGCTGGCTCCGGGCTCAATCAGTGAACGGATGGCCCCCAAGGAGCTGCTGGCTCGCTTGGCCAAGGCTGCCGGGGCGGTGCTGGTGCCCCATATGAGTGAGGACAAGGTGACGGTGCAGCCAAGGTATCTTGTGAGCCCGTGGCACTGGGCCACGGCGCCGGATTCGGCCTTTAGCCATCTGATCCCCGAGGAGATGATCCCAGAAGAATCGAGCGAATCGGCATCCAGCCCCCGCCTTGAGCGGGTATTGATTGCCGGTACCACTCACGGCGTGGTCACCGAAGTGGTACGTACCGGCACGGCAGGCAGCGAGAGCGGCGAGGATATCAGCGATGTGCTGGCCCAGACTCACCCGGTCAATGCCGAGCGGGGTCGCAATGTCATTGCCGACTCTGGCGAGCAGGAGCTGATCACCCTGCGCTTGCCGCTGATGCGTCCGGGTCAGGCGCCCGGCTTGGTGGTACCTGGTCAGCTGGTGAAGGTGCTGCGGGCCGATGGCAGCCATACCAGGGCGCTGTGCATCAGTAATGCGCTGGCGCCCTCTGGCATCAGCTCGGTGTGGCAGAACGTCACCCTGGAAGTGCACTTGGACATGGAGGCGTAGATGGCGAGCAACAACCCATGGAAGAAGTTTGAGGCCATGCTGCCGAGCACGGTGCGGGTGAGAGGAAAGGTGATCCTGGTGGATACCTTGCGCGGTACCAGCCTCATCGAGCAAGTGGGCGGCTCTCGCCTGCGGGTGTTCGGTACCGGCGCCGCTGTTGGCCGTTGGGTGCTGGCTGAGAATGGTGCAATTGTGACCCAGCTCCCCGATCTGCCGTTTGCAAGAGTGGAGGTGTAG